CATGGGTCTTTGAGCATAAGGATCGAGAACGTTGGCCCTGTGACGACAATGAAAAAAAAGGAGGGCAGTTGCGCAGGATTTATGGCCAAGAGTACTACCTAACTTTCAAGTCACAGACGAAACAAAACACAATTAGCAAAGACACCGTCAAACTCGGTAACGGAGACGCAGAGGTCCTATGGTATCTTCACAGCGGAGAAGTTCCAGATAATCACGCACAATCTGGTTTTTCTAAGGGATTTGTAGGAATCGTGCACGACAACGAGCTGTACGATACGGATGATCACCACTTCACATGGAACTCGTGGGGCATCAATCCTACAGAGGTGAAGAAAAGACTCACCCTGATAGTCAGGCCCAAGAAGTCGTTGAGCGAAAACGACTATGGCGCCTTTCCAAACCTTGGACGTCGTGACCTTAGTTGGAAGACGCCAGAGGGCACTACTATCGAGTTGAAAAAGAAGATGACAGAGTGGGCGGAAGAGTTTCGGCGAGAGGCCATGCCACCCGAGATTCAGGAAGCTATTCGAGCTGCTAACGTCGACATAATTTCGGCAGACAGCGAAGAGATGGAGAACATAAAGCGCCAGATCGAAAAAGAGATGAAAGCCAGTTTCTCACATGTCATTCGCAAGAAGATTTCGGATGATACTGGTGACACAACTCTTCTTCCCAACGATGAGGCGGTTTCCGGGGGCGGTAGGAGGACTGGACCTAATCCTCCAGATCCTTCTCCGCCAAAGCTTCCGAAGCCAAAGCATAAAAAGGAAAAGGTAATTGGTGAGGAAGATGGGCCCACTCGTGGACGAGCCACAAACAGTAAGGGGTCTCTCCCTAACTGGCGTTGGGAACCCAAAGAGCATGAGGCTTTCGAAGGAAAGTTTGGCGCCTTCTTTGAGAAGCCTTCCAAGGTGTCTCCTGGGTCGGTTGTTCTTAACCGCGATTTCCCATTAATCAATTTATTCTACAAAAAAGCGTTAGCCCGAGTGAATCCTGTTGACCACGACCTGGCACAGAAACTCATTTACGATTTTATAGGATTGAATGTAGTTATGAGCGTCCCACAGGCTTACTTTCTCTCTTCTACCCCCGATGGCGGATTGACAAAGAGCCAAGTGGAGGATCTGCTTTTGTCTCCTGCTGCTTTGACAATGCAACTCTCTTTTTCTCGCAGCGATGAGGTGTTATTTGACAAGTTGTTTATTGCTAAGTTTAAGTCCAATTACGTTTCTAAGTTTAAGTCCCTTATGGAGGAGCCTGAGGAAGAGGTATGACGCTCAAAGCCATCAATAAAAAGAATAAGAACTTGGCGAGAGTCATCCAGCTTCCCATTCGACTCAACCACGAAACCACAGATAGGTTGTTCGGGAATAAGGAAGATACCGACGGTCTGCCTAGGTTCCGTTACGAATGGGACGACAAGAACCGAGCGTCGCCCTGGAGTACTCTGGTCCCCCACATTCACGAGTGGCTGGACGCGGGTGGTGTGGTCACGTACTACGCCCGTGAGTGCAGGTTCGCCTTCGACCTGGACGTGTGACCCCCATGCCCAGAAAAAAGAAACCAAAATTGTCCCTCACGTACGACGGACACAGTTACGTATTTCTCGAAGTCCAAAAGTATGTCGAAAACAACCGGACCAAGGAAAGACAAACCTTCAACCGGTTGGCGGACCTCTGCCTTGCGGAAGCGGACGGCTGGCTGGAAAAAAGAGAAGGATCTTCCCTCAGTGGTTTCTACATGCCCCTGTTCCGGTTTCGGGAAATCGAATCAGAAGTCTACGAAATGTACACCGTAGTCCAGGGGAGGACGCCCCTGAAGCTCGAACCCAACTTCCTCAAGGAGGTCGTGGACAGCTGGCCCGACGCGTCCGACTTCCAGGACGACTATCCCTCCTTCGCAGAGTTGGACTCTCCAGAAGAAGATGAACCCTGTCCATAATTTAATGGTGGGGCGCTGCCCTATTTTCTATTTTTCCGTCGAGTGGTAGACCCACTACCCATTTTTAACGTCGGGCGGGTTTAAACGAGGACTTATGACTGACTGTCGTTTTTGTGGAACCCCTGGTGCTTACGACTCCGGCTTTACTGTCGAGTGCTCCAACCAAGCCTGCAGAGCGTTCAGCCCAAAGCAGGCGTCTTTGGTAATGGCTTCCTTCGAAAGGGAGTCAGACACACTCGAATCAATGTTTAAAGGAGCCCCCATTTACGAGTGGCCCAAAGGAACTGAGATGAGGCTAGTTTGTATCCGGGGAGAGTGGAAGGTTATACCAAGTTGGGTCGGACAGCCCACACACCTTATTGGGCAGTGTGTTATCTTGACTGAAACCTGTGATTTGTACACGTCCCTCCCAAAGGCCCTTCCAAAGGAGACGACTCTGTACGTGGAGCGGCTAACCGAGGAATCCAAATCTTGTATTTCTATACAATACGGACCCCACTTGTCCAGTAGGTGGGAACACAACGAAAGTAAATTCATAATTGAGCTAAAGTGAACATTTTCGTAGTGGAGGAGGATCCTATTCTCTCCGCCCAAGCCTTGTGCGACAAACATGTCGTCAAGATGGTGCTGGAGAGTGCGCAAATCCTCAGCACCGTGTCCCATAAGTTGGGGAAGCCGGGCCCTTACCGCCCCACCCACAAAAACCACCCCTGCGTCCTTTGGGCAGGAGCCACCTTCGAAAATTGGAAGTGGCTTTACTACCATTTGTTTGCTTTGTCACGCGAGTACACGTTTCGGTACGGTAAAGTACACAAGACCGCGGAACACCTCGTCACCCTGAGAGAGATCGGTAGACCAGAAAAGGGCGAGCTGACTCCTTTCGTACAGGCTATGCCTGACGAACTTCGAGGTGACAACGCAGTGGACGCGTACCGAAGATACTACGTTCGAGACAAGGCCCGCTTCGCAAGGTGGACCCGAAGAGAGAAGCCCGTGTGGTTTCCGGAGACTGCTCAAGATGACAACTAAAGAGACATTCTATCTGGACTGCTCCAACCGTCTAGCTTTCGAATGGTGTCGGGATATCCTTGACGGGGAAGACAAGTTCCTCTGGGGATTTAGCGGAATGATCGCTACAAAAGCGACGCGAGAAGAACTCGACAAGATAGCAGCGGAATGCAGGTGGAACGTTGAGGTTCTCACCTACCCAGAAATCGAAGAAAACTTTCGTCTCCTTCGATTAAGTAATGACGTCATCTTTATGGTAAGGCACCAGAACAAGAAAGACTTGTTGGCCGCCTACCCTGAGATTCAAGTCCTTATGCCGTTTCAAGAAAAGGTATTTCTACCCACAAAAGGCGCAACACCAGAAGAGGTAGAAAAAGCAAAGGCTGAGTCGTACGCCATAAGCAAGAAAGCAGTGGCCGCAGCACTCAAGAAAGACGACCCAGAGACCCCTAAGATGAGTCCTTCTCCATGGGAAGAATTCTACGATGACGGGATGCTCTGGTTCGTCAATAGGCTCCTTCACTTCTTCAATTGGTCCATCGTATTTGAGGTCGACGAGAACGATAACGATAGAATCATTAGCGTGTACCCCTCGCGCACCAAGTGGAAGGGCTTTTCGTTTGATGTGGAGCAGGCGGGATACAAGAAAGTAGAGAACATGCTCAAGCGCATGTTTGAAAACCGAGACGACTGAACGGGGTCTGCAATGAAGAAGATTCACATTCTTGGAGGTGGAACTCACTTCCACGTTCGACCGCACCTTTCCCTGTCTGCCCCTGCGGGTGGAAGTACTGCCAGGTTCTTGTACTCCGAGATTAAGGAGGGTGGTCCCTACTTTAACCCAAAGACCACGGAGGTAGAGCTTCATCTGACAAAGATGGCAGATCCTAAGTCTAAAATGGACACAAACGAGGACGTGTCGAATCTGGTGGACCAGATTATTGCGGACCCCGCTTCGAAGATCGTTTTCTTCACTGTGGCCATGTGTGACTTCGAGGGGTACATCCAAGAAGAGGTGGCAATCAACGAGTGGGCGGACACAGAATCGGGGAAGGACCAGCCTAGGTTGTTATCGAAAGAGGGACACCACCAGATGTCCCTCTACCCCGCGCCAAAAGTCATCAGTCGTATTCGTGAACAACGAAAAGATATCTTCCTGGTAGGATTTAAAACCACAGCGGGCGCGACAGAGGACCAGCAGTTTGCGGAGGCACTTACCCTTTGTAAGAAGTCTCATTGCAACCTTGTTTTGGCCAACGACCTACACACTAGGGTCAACATGATCGTGACTCCGGAGCAGTCTCGTTACTGCGTCACCGGGGACCGAGAGAAGGTTCTTAAGGTTCTGTTGAACATAACCAGTTTTAGGTCATTGGGTACGTATGCCAGGACTCACGTAGTAGACGGGTCCTTGACTCCATTTGACTCTGAACTTGTTCCTCCTACCCTCCGCACGGTTGTCGAATTCTGTGTGAAGAAGGGGGCATATCAGCCCTTCAACGACGTTACGGTAGGACACTTCGCAGCTAAGCAGAAGGACGGATCTGTTTTGTGCTCCATCCGTAAAAGGAATTACAACAAGAAGATAGAGCTGGTACGGCTAGAGTCTGTGGACGACAACGTTGTTGTGGCATATGGGGCCAAGCCTTCTGCTGGTGCCAGATCTCAATGGATCATGTTCAACGACCACCCTGAAATGGATTGCGTTGTACACTTCCATTGCCCTATGAAGGAGGGGTCGAAGGTCCCAGTCAGGCAGCAGTGGCTGAATGAATGTGGGAGCCATCAGTGCGGAAAGAACACGTCTGAAGGTTTGGTACCTGTGTCAGAGGATGGAAAAATCAAAGCCGTATTCCTTGATAATCACGGACCCAACATCCTGTTTTCTTCCGACGTAGATCCTCAGAGGGTCATCGAGTTCATTGAGGACAACTTTGATTTGAGTAAGACTACGAGGGGAGATTCCTATGCCTGACATAGACAGAAGTGACGATGTAGACAATCTTGTTGTAGGAAACTACGAGATCTCTGCATCAGTGAGTGCCACACCTTTCACAAAGACACGCAACGACAAATTCGAGTTGTCTAGTGGAGACTTCGTTTACCAAATCTCCGTCTTCATCAACTGTCTCGGACCGAAAGATGATTCCGGCTTTGATGGTGTACTCCGTTCTAAGTTCCACTACTCACTCAAAAGTGCCCGTGAAGAGATGCGGAGTGTGGGGTGGATCACACTCATGGACTGGAACGAGGAGGAGGACCGCCTTGTTCCTCTAACCGTGGAAGTATCTGGTGTACTAGACAGGGCGGTGGAAAGGTTCCTAGTCGTCTCTGGAAAGAAGAACACCCTTTCCGTTCCTATCCTTCCCATAGACCCAGAAGGGGACAAGAGAGTGGAAGAGATGGCCAGAAAGGCACAAGGAAAGAACTGACATGCCTCAAGTAAGAGTTCCCAAAAGTCTTCTCATAGAAGCACTGAAGAAAGAAAGGATAGACAACCTTCAGCCAGGAAACTGGTTCGAGCCGCTCAAAAATGAGAACATACGCGCTAGAGAATGTATCGTATGCGCTGTTGGTTCCATCTTTCGACGTGCCATATGTCACCCTAAGTCTACAGTAGAGGACTTGGGGTACCTCATCACCAAAACAGTGGGGGACTGCGACACCTCCTACTTGGGGATGCTCTCTGACAAGGGTATTGCGGGTGCTCTAGAGAGTAGGAACTACTTTATGGCGCTGTCCAACTTTTATGAGAAAGAGTACTTGGACATGCCTGCCCCCTCCTTCCAGAAGAAGCAAAAAAGGGGCACGGATTCTGCTGGATCGAATATACGTACAACGAAAAGGCCCAGATTCTTCTTGTAGACGGATGCATTTGGGCGTGCCCCTATGAATTCAGAGTGTACGAGTTCTCCGACCCTATGAATAAGGGATGGCCCCAAATAAAGCTCTATCAGACAGGGGATAACGGGGAAGAGGAAGAGACATACGCAGATGCGGGCCATAAGAAGCCAGAAATAGAGAACGAGTCTATTACCTTCTATGAAACTAGAGAAATAGAAGAGTACGAGGGTGACGACGAAGGCGAAGGCATATCGTTTGTTACAGCAGCCTCTCAGACATACAAATTCTCCTCCAGGGAGGGTCAGAAGGCTCTCGTTCTGGAGAGTGAATGGGTCGACCCTGCTGAAAAGAAGAGGAGAGAAGAGAACCAAAGGAGGCAAGAAGAGTGGGATAGAAAGTGGAAGGAGTACAAAAAAAACTGACCCCATCTATCTATACGTGAAAGACCTGTCGACACGCCTTCCATTTAACCCTCCCGAATACTGCGTAGGAACTGGGTTTTGTTATGACGGATGGCACCCGACAGAAAAGTTCGATGACAATAGGGTGTGTTTTGACCTACTCCGCGAGAAAGAGCGCAGCGCATCCCTAGAGTGGGGTTGGGCTGCTGCTCCTATCAAACTTTGTTGTAGACTCCCAGGATCCAAAGAACAGCAGGTGTTCTGGTTCTCGCGGGACGACCTTCAGGGCGTAGAAAACAAGGTAAGAGAACTTTTCGTTCCCTCTCCTTCTTTGTTGTCCTCCGTAGTGACGAAACTCAAGAGTCTTCTATGAATAAGTACGACGAGTGGATAGCCTCCTACAAGTACAACTCTACTGTAGGTATGTGCGGGAAGGCGACAGAAGAAATGTGTCGAGTTTTCCCTGAGCTTACTAGAGTTCCGGGTCACGTATACACCATGCGAGGAAGACTAGAACACTGGTGGTGTGTTGCCCCCGATGGATCCATAGTAGACCCTACCTACAGTCAGTTTAAAGGAGGGGTGCTACAATACGAGCTAGTAAGAGCCGAAGACGAGGTTCGTCTAGGAAAGTGCATGAACTGTGGCGCCGAAGTGTACGGTCCCTTTTCCGTTGGTAGACGGAGTATGTGTCTCCCACTACTCTACCTTCAAGCGTTAGACGACTACAGGTACAAATCAAGAGCGTTTCCAGACATAGAGGACCCCAAATCGTGGGGAGGACAACATGAGCGAAGTGAATGTGAAGAAGAGTTCATTGCTTGGCAAGAGGGCCGTGGTGGCCCCTCTTCTACTTATAACAAGTGAACCTCTCCGAAAGTATGTGAGAGCACAGCTGGTCGTGGGAGGAAAGGACGTTTGCGTGACTATCATCCCGAAGGATCTGCGATGACCAAGGAAAATAAACCGAAGTTTCTGCTTAGTATAGAGATGAACGTGGAGCTGTCTGTGGAGGAACTATGGCCTGATGGAGACGGCCCGGAAAACCCTACTGAAGAGGACGTGGTGGACCTCATAAACGCGGAAGGAGGAGTACCAGAGATACTAAACGATTGGAACTTATCCGATCTTGTTAAGATTTACGTCAGTAAAGTGAAATAGATTCTTACCTGTAAATTGAGATGGTATGGACTTGATAGCACTCATGTGGAGAGAAGAAGGTGGATACGAGAGGTGGCGATGTATAGTCGAAACCTCTCGAATTTGCTTTTCTACTAGTTGGCCTTTCTTTTCTACCGTAAAGAAACACCAGGAGTTCATAAGAAAAAGCGAACACTGGGTCTCCGCAGACAATCCAGATGAAATTCTAAGTGAGGATCTTTTCTACAGAGCGGAAGAGCTATCTCGTATACTAGAGAGTGTAGGGGCGCCACCTGTAGCGAACGACAAGGCAGCGGAAATGCTTCGTGTGCTCTCTATCCCAAAGGGAGGAAGCAAGTGAGAGGAGCAGTGAGTGTGATAACCCCACCTGAGTGGTCTATGTACTTCAATGGAAGTATGCTGAAACCCGGTGTAGATTTCTATATGGAGCAGATCAGCCCCACACAGGAGGAAGCACAATCATCGAGGGTGCACGAATACTGGTGTACACACATTACTCTGACGTTTCACGTTTTTCGAGGAGAAAGTCTAATACTATTCCATTCTTCTGGAGCAAGAATAGTAAGGGCAGAGGAAGACATAAATAAGGGAACGGTAATAAGTGTGTAGTTACTTTTTCTTCTCTAAGGCGTGTGACCTACTTTCCGTTGGGCTGCCTATCACCAGAGTCGGGTGGCGAGAGGTAGAATTTCTTATGGTACAAGAGGGTCGTGTTCAGAAGTTCAACGGGTCTTCCTATGAGGACTACGTACTTACTCAGGACGACCTGGTATCAGTGGTGTGGAGCCAATTCCATGAACAAGTGGTTGCTTAGTACATTTCTGCTGTGCTTGTCCTGCGGCCAAGGACCGCCCCCGCAACCCGTTATGACGACAGGCCAAGTTGAGATAGGTCATATTTCGGTGTCTACTCACGAGAGTACGGGTCCTGTGGTCCTTCACTCCACCACTACCTGGTTTAGGCTGTGGGGAAAGTACAGAAATAGAGCCTATAATGTACGTAAGGCTGCGCATCACTTAGACGGTACAGTAATACCTGCCTACGGAACCTTCTCCTTTAATCGCACCGTAGGTCCTAGGGTCAAAACTAGGGGATGGCGTAAGGCTCTTGCTATTGTAGATGGGGAATTACAGGAGTCCTATGGAGGAGGGGTGTGCCAGGTAGCTAGTACGTTGTTCTCCTCCGCTCTTTACTCTGGATTGGACTTCCCAGAGTACTGGAGCCACTCCAGGTACATGACTTACCTAGACCCTGGTCTAGACGCTACTGTGTCTGACATGGGAAAGGACCTAAGAATAATGAACACGTTTCCTTTTCCTGTGACTATAAGAGCGTCAACTGTGCACGACCTTCTTACAATTAGTATAGAGGCAGAACAAAGACCTTACGAAGTAAGCGTGGTGATGACTGAATCTTCTCGGGAGGATATGGGTACCGTATTTCGTAGGAATAGGTCCCTCGAACCAGGAGAAAGAAGAGTTGAGGAACAAGGTACGGACAAGGTATTTTTGACTCGTACTGTTAGATACAGGCCCCTTATAAATGGGGTCCTTGAACATACCTGGACTCTTCCTATAAGATATCGAGGATCACCTCGGGTAATCCACTTCAACTGAGTAAGACATGCACTACGTTTTCATTCCTATCGCTATTTTTGCCCTTGGATTTTCTTTTGCCCTTGGCATACTGATACAAGCAAGGTCTGCAACACAAAGGGCAGGGCTCTTCCTGCTTTTAGGAAGAAGGGCAGGATATAAACATGCGCACTCAGTTATATCTGAGTGCTCCTCGTTGGAGGAGGCGAAAGAGATAGTGAAGAACATGTACACAAACACCTTCTCTGAGGGACAGGAGTGACACATGACTGACGATCTGGAAGACATCACAACAGACCAGATAGCTTTCTTTGGAAACATCCTGCTAGAGGAATTTTTGTCTTCTGGAATGCCACACCCAGTAGAAACCTATCCGGAGGAGTGCCAAGCAGCACTAAGGAAGGCTGACCCCCAAGAATTTGCCCGAAATATGGCTAAACTAGGGTACTTCTCTGATTATCCTGACAACCGTGCGATAGCCTTGATCTACGCTATCTACATGTGGTACCACAAGGTGTTCAACTGATGTCTAGCATTTCAGAAAAGACCAGATGGATAATCGTACTGGTGGCTTTGAGCCCTGTTGCGCTTTGTTCCTCTGTGGTGATGTTGTTGGCCTCTTTGGTTTCCGGTCTTTTCAGGAACGACCTAGTTCAATCTGCTTGTCACAATTTGATTGGCCTCATTGTCATCACCATAGGACAGGTCTACGTTAGAGGAATCACTAGAATACTGTGACATATCGATAGGATAGGTCCAAACTTATTGGTATATCAATAACCCTATAAGGTAGTATATGCTTGGTTACTACATTCCAGATGATGACTATGACGAGGATGACACAGACACCAAGAAAAAGCCTCCTGTAAGGTGCCAAGAATGCGAAGGACATGGATTACTTTTCTACTGTGACTGCGCCAGAGGCAAGGGGTGCGGAAACTACAGAGAAGAACCATGCTATAAGTGTGACGGAAAAGGGTACACCTGATGCACGTAGAAGACATGTGGCTAGAGCACGCACTCAAAGACCCAGTAGTAGGACCCAGGCTTCAACGACTTAGGCTCAAGGGTGGTCACTTCGAAGTATTTCAGCGCAGATCACAAGAGGAAGGAGAGAGGTGGAGAACCTTCCTGGCAAGAGGAGAAAGAGGAGGAGTACTGGGTGTACTCAACTTTGACACCAAGTTTGTGCATAACAAAGAACACGCTGGGCTCGGGGTGTACGTAGACTACAGGTACAGAAGAAGAGGAATTGGTACGTACTTGATGTATGCTGCGCGAAGCCAATATCCTGACCACGAATTTTTCGTAAAGCCTTGGAGTCGCATCTCTTCTGAATTCTTCCAGAAGGTAGATCATGTACTACAGCCAAACCAAAGAAGTACTGGATGAGGTTCTTCGTACGGGTCAAGTACAAGAAGGAGAGGTAGACCTTCTTGTTGTTGTGGGTAGTCAAGTTTACGGCTTAGCCGGACCTGAGTCTGACGTAGACTTTCTTATGGTCACCAAAGAACCCACAGGTTCTACTCTGATTCTGCAGAACAATATAGATATAGTCGTCAAGAGCAGGGGTGACTTTCTATCCTCGTTGGACTCTGGTAGTGTCTTTTCGTTCGAGGGTCTATTCACCCCTCCTGAGTTTTCGCTCCTAAGGAAGTTGAACTACGCCAGGTCTCCAGATAGGAAGAAGGTAGCAGAGAGTGCCCTCGAAAGGTCTCGTAGCGACTATAAGAAAGGCACCCGTACCAATGACCCTAAGAAGGTATTCCACTCTATACGTGTGCTAGACTTTGCTCACCAGATCTTGACCCAAGGTTCCATACGCAACTTCAAGTCAGTAAACTACTTGTACGAAGAAATTCTTACGTCACCAGACCTGAGCCTCACAGCAGAAGCGTACAGCGCTTACGAGAAAAGAGTGACAGATGAAGTCTAAGATTCTTTATTTTTCTGGGTATGTTTTCTTTTCATCCCTACTTGTCTTTGGTGCCATTCGTTTGTTCGGGGACGCGGACGATCCCGTAGTAAGGGGACAAAAGGATAGGGAGTTGTGTGAGGAGTACTGCGCGGGCGCAGATTCTGTGTTAGAGGGCATCTCATCCAACCCCTATGACGCGCAACAAACTACATGTACGTGTTTCGCAGCGGATGATGACTGATGAAAAAGAAATCACTCAAAGAAAAGAAGCAGGAACAACTTTCTTCCCTATGCGGAAAGGCTCGCGTCCTTATTAGCAAGGCGGGAGTCAAGGAGTTCACGCGTTCTTGGTTGGCGACAGAGCTTGGAGTAGGGGACAAAGAGGCGTCACAAGTAGCCAGTCAACTGAAGAAGGACCTGTTTCTCTTCGGTGAGAACAACCTAAATTCTGAAGACGGTGTAGCCAGGTATAGGGTGAGATGATGGATGAAGAGTCTGAACTAGAGTTTGACCCTACGAAACATGAGCCTATAGTCGGAGGGGACCAAGTTTCTATCGGGGAACAGATCTACAACAGATTTGTTGGATCTTGCGTGGTTCTGTCTAAGAGTGACAAGTGGATACACGTGGAGTACGAGGGTATTCCAGGAGGCCCTTCATCCCGTGCCGCCGTACAGCTCTACTCCCGAGCAGACCCCATAGGTTTCTACGGAGAAGACGACCTACTATTTGAGGTTATGGCCGACTACAAAGAGGGTCTTCTTCCTTATTTCTGGAGGAGGAGGTGACCCATGCCCATAATAATGAAAGCGAAATGTGATAAAAGTGGGTGCAGAATAACACAATCTTTCTACCTAGACAGCAGCGCAGAGAACGGAAAAACCATAATAGATGGGCTTCGTTCGGGTGGCTGGTGTGTCGAAGGTGAGTTTAACGGAACGCCGTCAGGGTTACAACTGACGTGTCCCATATGTTCAAACAAAAAGGGATAAAATGGACTTACTTCCGGTAACTGAAGCTGACGGGGAATGGGTGGGAGAGGCAATGGCTGGAGTTCTTCCATCAGAATTAGACGCCCGTGTTTGGATCCAGGAAGATCCAATAGAAGTAGAAGGAAAACCCGCCAACAAGTTTAGGATGCGGGGACAGAATCTGATTGTCCTAGCAACAGTGGCCCCTGTTCTAGTTCGTGGGTCAGAAGAAAAACGAGCCTCCTACCACCTCATCGTGTTTAAGGAAGATGAGTCGGGGAAGATCAAGAAGCCCAACGAGGCCGACATCAATAGAGCCAGGTCTACCTTTATATGCCGACCTCTCGCCAGCGAAGAGATGGTGTATGAGGGAAGTGTAGGAGACTCTAGGGCACACCACATCATGACTGTGTTCCGGTGGAGTCCTATCCTCCTTCCCTAGCTCCAACCCTGTACATATTGGTGGTGGAGGAGCTTTGCATGGGAAAAACTTACCGGGGACATAGAAAGACTCGTGGAGTAATGAAGGCAAAGCAGCACAAACAAAGGGCAAAGTGGAAGAGTTCGAACGGAACTAGACTACGTACCCTAATGGTCGACCTGATAGATTTCCAGCAGGAAGCAGGATTCGGTGCCATACCTCTGCATGCCTCGTCCAGAGTAAGGGTTCATGAGAAAGATACTGAAAAATTCCTGGAGTTAGGGATCGAACTTCTGAAGTTAAAGCACTCTTACGCCAGGAAACAAACTAGGCACTTGCACAAAATACTGAACCTTCTTGGTGTGAGAAATCCTATTCTGGAGAATAGAAAAAAGCATTGGGATAGGCTGATCCAACTTACAGGTCAAGCTATCAAGGATAGAGAAGATGAAATTTCCTCTTCGAAGGTCTGACGTTTCATTTCCTCGCATGATATCCAAGGAGGGGACCTTTGGATACCAAAGAAAGTACGATATCCATACAGGAGTAGACCTCTATACCGTAGAGAACGCTCCAGTGTACGCCATGGAGAGGGGGAAGGTAGTATCAGTAGAGAAGTTTACTGGACCTCCAGAGTCTCCCTGGTGGCTTCCTACCTATGCTGTCCTCGTAGAAGGAGAGTCTGGTGTCATTGCCTATGGGGAAGTGCTTCCCCTTGTGTCCGATGGAGACCTTGTAAGCGAGGGGCAAGAAATCGCCAGAGTTACTCCTGTTCTGCCTCAAGGCAAAGAAAGACCTGACATACCTGGTCATTCTAGGTTTATGCTACACATGGAATTGTACGTCCATGGAACCACAAAGACAGTATGGTGGAGACTAGAGGAACCCCAGCCAGAAGAACTCAGGGACCCCATGCCCGTCTTGTCCAGAGCGTGGAATGAAGGGTGTCTAACCCTGGCTTGAAAGACAAAATATGAAGCAAAAGGCACAGCCATACCAAATTAGTTCCTCCATAAAGGGCGTGAAGAAGAGCGACTTCTTCAGATGTGAAGCACTCTCCAGTACACTTCTAAAGAAGTCGTGTGGCAAGAGATGGCTTAGGGCGGAGGAAATAGAGATAAGAGAAGACGGTGTGTGCAAAGACATGATGCCTTACATGCCTTGCAGAGGATGTGCAATAGGAAAGAAGAATTCCGTACACGTGGACACCGACACCCTAATCAAGGTAAAGACGGTAAACCTTGGAAGGGCTGTGGCCAATCTGCCAAAGATGGAGAAATGATGTATAGAGAAAGGCCTACCGTAGTTTGTCAGGAATGTGGGGCCAAGGTCACGGAGTCCTACACTACATTCCTTCTGCCTCCGCTGGTACAGGCTTCGACAAGAGTATGTTTGGACTGCGAAAGCGAGGTAACCAAAACCTTGATACAGAATCTTCGTAGATTCTCTCAGGCAATCATACTTTAGCCGTTCTCCTTAGAAATCCAGAACCGTCCCTATAAAGGAAACCGTCCGCCTCTAAGGAGGCTAGCCTGGTGCGAACTTCGTCTGGTCCAAAGGATTCTCCTAGACTTCGTATGATGTCCTTGTCTGGGATAGATCCTTTTCTTACCAAAGCGAAGATCGCTTGTATCAAACCAGTTTGAAACAAAAGACCGGCGTTCATGCACCGCCTCCGCCGTCTCCTCCACCTCCACCCTCGCCTCCGTCTCCACCGAACGTTACGTCGAGGCTATCAGGAGGAGACCCCGCCCTGTCTTTTTTCTTCTTTTTCTTCCTCTTCTTTTTCTTAGCGGAAAGAGATAGAAGCGCAATAACTTCTAGTTTGTCGGCTAGCCTTAGTGTTCTTGAGTGCATAGGAGTGTAAATGGGTGAAGAGAGAAGCAAAGAAGACATGCAGAAGAGTCTTCTTCCTGACATAGATAAGCTTAAGAAGGATGCCGAAACTTGGGTTCCTACTGAGCTTCCTGAATTCGATAAGGATCCTTTATACCTAACTCCTGAAGAAGAGTTAGAGATAGTGGAAGAAATAAGAAGGAGAAGAAATGCCCAAAGAAAGTGAATACATCGATGCCATCAAGGATACAGAATTGTACCTTGATTCCCCTCTTCCTGTAGAACTTAACGGTCGGCCCGGAAACTGGGTAGCCACATGGATGGAGACAGGCATAGAAGGGGAAGGAAAGACAAGAGACTTAGCTCTTGAAGACTTCACGAAGGAACTAATAAAGGAATATAAGCGTATCGATGCGCTTCTAAAGAATTCTGACCCCTTGTCCGAGAAGGATGAGACTACGTGGGTGTCTTTGTGCCATTATGTGGGAACTGTCCGTAGCGGTACACGCCTTCCTGGAACTGAGTTCAACGACCCCGACGGTGGGCCTATCTTCGGCTGAGAAGACTTCTGGAGGGCCTGTCCTTGGACGGGCTTTCCTGGCTTCTTTGTAGACTGTGCGTGTTTTTTCTGTGAGATACCTGAGGGGCCCTCTTACCGAAGGACACTCTTCCAGAATGGTACAAGGAATCTAACTTTCTAAGTACCTCCAAGGCAGCGTCTATCTTGTCTTTGACAGAATTTAGACGCTCCACGGGAGACTTGATGCCAGACCTCTCTAGTAGGGCAGAGAGTTCTTCTATCCTCTCTGTGGCGTCCAGCAATCCCATGTGTGCTTCTACTGTGTCGGACACAAAAGAGTCTACATCTATTTTTGTGTCTGCTAGTAATTCCGCAGACGCCAATAACCTGTGGGCCAAGTCCGTGCGCATATGTTGTAGATAACTTCCGGTGGAAATCCTAGTTATATTTCACAATATGGATCTCCATAAAGGATGTCACATGCTGAGCACAAAGAAAGTACACGACATAATAAATGATATTGAACAGTTCTGGGCCAGAACTGCACAGGGGAAGAGGGTGTGCGGTTCCAACAGCGAAGGAGAGGCATGTGTATTCCTTTGCGAGGACTTACATACGACTCTAGGTGTATTTGATTCTGAGGTGGAAGCAAAGGCGTACGCTCAAGCTCCAGCACACATGAAAGAGTTAGTCTCCCTAGTAAGAACTCTTACAAAAGAACGAGACGAGGCGGCTAGAATCCTAGCGGATCTTTCCAAAGAAGACTGAAAGAAAGAAAGAAAGAAGACTTACAAATGACTATCACTTGGATGCAGGATGCTCACCCTGACCACCCCACTATTACAAATCCAGACTGGGTAACTAGCTGGGCCTATAGGAATCTGGTAAGGCGGGCAGCAGAGGGGAAGTGTACAAACCCCTTGCGCTTCTCCTTCAACAGCATTCCTCTTACAGAAGATGTAAGAGAAGAGGTACTCAAGTGCATAGAGTCTTTTGGAGTCAGCCTATCTTGTTTAGATGAAGGCATATTCGCCTGGGACGACGACTACGAACAAACCTATGTGTGGCAGGATGGGGCTCTCTTCCTGGCCTCCACAGAAGACCTGAGAAGGTTTGGTCTGACACTCGTGTCTACCAACCATGAACTGGTAGAGAAGGTAAGAGAGATTACTGCCTCCATGGTGACAAGGCAGGAGCGCTCTAACAGGGGAAGGGTTCACGTTCTTGTCGAAAAGACGGGAGGCATAGGCATCTCTGCCCTGGGTTTTGCGGCCACCGATTTGATACTGGATAACTACGATTCTGGTATTCACCAGCAAATTCTGTCCATGACGGAGTCCTTGAAGGAGGACTTTCCTGATGGCCGGTTGTCTATTCTAGAGGGTGTTCCAGGCTGTGGTAAGACTTTCTTGGTTCGTTCCTTGGTGGGGGCCATACCCAACGCCACCTTTGTGTTCGTTCCTCCTGCTCTTATTCCCCGTCTCGGAGACCCCTCCATGGTTTCTGCTCTTATCTCGTTGAAGGAGGACAACGGGCAGATTGGGCCTACTGTTCTTATCTGCGAGGATGCAGACTCCGTTCTCACAAAGAGAAAAGCCGACAACATGGCGGCCATTTCGTCCATACTAAACCTCACCTCTGGTATCCTTGGGGACCTTATCGACGTGAGGATTGTAGCCACTACGAATTCCCAAAGGGCAGAGATAGACGACGCCCTTCTTCGTAGCGGTAGACTGTCTCACTACATCCATGTGCCTCCCCTGGACGTCAGTTATGCGGCCGACCTGCTGAATAAAATGGTTCCTGGAGCAGAGGTTCCAGAAGATTGGTCAGAAACCAAGGCCCACAAGGAAAAGAGAATCCAGATGGGGTTCGGAAGTGTTCCGGCGGAGAAGCGTGTGAAGGGAGTCATTCTCGCAGATGTGTACAGGTACGCCAGGAGCCAGGGTTGGTCTCCTCGGGATCACCTTAGTAAGGTGGAAGACCACGGCCTACGCGTACGAGCACCGCGTCCACGACGAGTTATCCCTTCTCCCGTTGCGTCTGGTAAGGGGGAGAGGCGTCTTGTTTCTCTCAGCAACTGCAAGGCAGACTGACTGTGAAATTGCCGCAAAAATTTAGTTTCTGGTTCCAATCCCTCACGGTTCTCTTGGCTGCGGCACCCCTGCTCTTCTACACGGTATCTCTACTTCTTTCTTCGGAAAGCACTCTGTTTGTTCCTATTTTTGCCTACATCCTTGTTTCTTCTCTGTTGGTGGTGGTCGTCTACTATCTGGGAAGAAACAAGATGAGGGAAGAACGAAGGGAACAAATAAGAGCAGAGGTGCTAAGTATAATCGAAGAGATGTCTTCGACCTCGACATCAGAACCCAACGAGAGTAAGGACTTCGCCAAGGTTATTCGCCTGTCGCAAAGGACCAAGAAATGAAAGTTGAATTCGAAGAGGGTGACGTAGTTTTCTACTATGGCGTCATGGCAGTGGTTCAGGGTGGCGTCTACTCCATTAATGGAATGGCGGGGCGCCACGTAATGGACGCCAAAGGAAACATCACCCTGGTACCAGAAGCGGAGCTTCTAACAGAAGATGCCCACCTACTGAACCTATGTCTGGAAGTTCTTGACGGTTACGCAGAGTGGGAAGCACGTATTGTGTCGGACTCGGGAGACTCTCTGCTGGAAAATCTCACCAACGATAACTACGAGAGAATGATTTCTCTTCAAGGTGATAGAAACGACATAGGTAAGATGGTCATGGAGAGAAATTCGAGGAAGGGCTGATGACGAGAAAGACGAAGCAGGTTCTGGTTCTGCGCAAAGACCTCTCTATGAGAAAAGGTAAAATGGTAGCACAGGGATCACACGCATCAATGAAGGTCCTTCTGGACATGATGGAGAAAACCGTAAGCGGTAATCAGGTTACGCTTACGCTTACCTGTGACCTTGAGGGTCCTTTGTGGGACTGGATTGGCGGCCGGTTCACTAAGGTGTGCGTCTATGTGAACTCAGAGGAGGAGCTTCTTGCTCTTCACGAAAAGTCAGTAGAACTGGGTGTACCATGTTGTCTAATCACAGACTCAGGAGCCACAGAATTTAAGGGAGTACCGACAAATACAGCAGTGTCGATAGGACCAGCCTACGCCGACGAGGTAGACCTTGTGACGGGAGGACTTCCTCTTCTATGACTTTCACTACGGAAGTAAACGAGCTGAACGGGGGCCTCTACCTTGCAAAAGGAGATGCCCTTGTTTGGCTTAAATCCCTCTCAGATTCAGTGGCAGACCTAGTCATCACAGATATTCCTTACGCTTCGCTAGAAAAGCACAGAACAAAGGGAACCACTACCCGCCTTTCTAAGAGTAAGTCTTCAAGTAATGATTGGTTTCGCACCATACCAAACGAAGTACTTCCAGAATTGTGCAGCGAGCTGTATCGTGTACTCAAACCAAAGTCTCACTGTTACATGTTCTGCGACGATGAGACGTCTGACCTACTCAAAAAGGCAGGACAGGAGGCAGGTTTTTACTGCTGGAAGAGGCTAGTGTGGCAAAAAGTCGCACTGGGCATGGGGTACCACTACAGGGCACAGTACGAGTTCATTCTCTTTTTTGAGAAGGGTAGGTCCAAGTGGGTCCAGGAAAAGGGCAAGTCCTTTAGCGGTACTCGGCAACTCAAGGACCGATCTGTACCCGACGTCCTAGAATTTAAGAGGATACGGCACAAGGACGCTTACCCTACGGAGAAGCCAGTGGACCTTCTTGAGCTTCTGGTGACTAATTCTTCGGACGAGGGAGACCTGGTTTTGGACCCATTCATGGGATCCGGAAACACAGGAGAAGCGGCACTGAAACACGGAAGGTACTTTTGGGGTTGTGACATCGCCGAAGAGTCACTAACCAGGTCCAAAAAGTTACTGGTTCCTTACTCCTACGCAGTGGAGGATTCCTGATGACGTGGGACTCACTATACGAGTCGAAAGGTAGAAATGCCTAAAAAACTACCAGTAGACGATTTGCCTAGACCTTGCTCTATATCTGGGAGTGGGAGACGGAGCAAGGATACCTACGTGTACTTCTGTGCCACGTCTACCATCTTTGGAGAAACGAGGAGAATATTCTCCTGCGATTGGCACACGGAAGAAGGAAGAAGAATCTGGGTTAGCAAGGATCCTATAGAATACAGACTAGGAGGAAGATTTTCCAAGGAGAGTGTCACTAAAGGAGGGTATATGAGATACAGTATTGACGGATCTACCAAGTATCAAAGTATGTTCGAAGTACAAGAAGCACACGTTGGAGATCAGAACGTTTTCTCTTCATTCTTCAGCGAAGAAGCAAAAGTATTACTAAAAAAGTAAACACATTAATTATTAGTATGAGAAAAAGGTACAAAGGACTTTCCTACGGAATGCCTCTTGCCCTAGGGGAAGAGATGATCGCAGGTGTCCTCGATGGAACCAAAACACACACTATAAGGGTGGTGTCCGAAAAAGACAGGAAGAAGACCGACGGATATGTCGGTGGGCTTCCCGCGTCCTTGGACGCCAAGAGGAAGCTTACCCGACTAACTCTCCCTTACGGAGAACTAGGCGATTACTTATGGATCCGCGAGTCCTACCAGCTAGATGATACCGAAGTTAGGTACAGACTGATGGACGACCCCTCTAAGTCTACCCCAAACGAAGACTGGCTTCCTGTGGTAGGTATGCCAGAAGAGTGCTCCAGGATATGTCTTCTGGTGACTGGATACAGATACATTCATGGGGTGCAGGACCTGTCCGTGGAGGATATTGAAAGGGACGGGTTCTCTTCAGATTATCCCCCAGGAAAAAGGTGCAACGCGGACATAAGAAATACGTTCGCCAGATATTGGAACACTCGGTATAGGTCGAGCAAAGATAAGTGGGAAGCAAACCCACCAGTATGGATTGCAGAGTTTGTTCTTCTTTCGAAGGAGGAGTCAGACGCCTTGAAGAAGGCAAAGGATTACCTAAGGTAGTCTAATGGCGTCAGACGCTTGCTGAAAGAAGTCAGCTGCGGTTCCGGCTAATGCCCCTTCTTGTTCCCTGAGCTTTCGCACCACCTTCTCCAGTATGGCTCTAGCGGCAGACTCGGAGCTTAGTGTGTCGCGGTAAGATGACCCTTGGGGGCGCACGTTCCTGACGAAGTGAACGGAGAACTCTACCGGGTTCATGTCCCGCATAAAGTCTGGATAAGATACCAGCTTGTCTGCGAACTTCAGGAGAAAGGTATCCCCTGACTTCATTGCTAATTTAGAGAAGTTGGACACGAACCTTTCAAAGGAGGGTTTCCCGAAGGCCACCTTTGTGGAGCTTCCTAACTCCCTCTCCAGCCTTGCTATTAGTATCTTTCTCTTATTATTTTGCATGAGTGTCACTCGTTTGAGTACATGGACTGGAGGTAGGCGGCGTTGACAATTTCTCTGCCTATTTCTCCATACTCTTCGTGAAGAGTGATGCGGTTCATGTCACGTCCAGACCTGTATCCGGCATTCGCTGCCCAGGCGTCACGTGCAGCAAGAGTCCTAAACGACTCGACAACGCACCCACGCATCTCCTTCTTCACAGAATGGTGGATGTGACCACAATACCAGAACCTATGTATGGTTCCTCCCCAATCTTGGGGGCGTTCTGCCGCCATGATGGACTCTAGGTCTGCGTGCTTCTGGTTATGTCCGTGTGTAATTCCTATCAGGTTCTTACCGAACCTATGCCAGTGGAACCTGCTAGGACTCTGGTCTATGGAAACTCTGGGCTCGTTTCTATAGTAGCAGTCCAAAGAAAGGCTAAGCAGCATAGCACTGTGGTCGTCATGGTTACCTATTTCGTTGACGACTCTGACTGTTTCGTGGTGAATGAGGGCCTGATCAATCATGTAGACCATGATATCGATACCTACCCTTAGAACCTTCGCCCATCGCCCATCCACGTCAAGAGCGTGCCCCGACCTGGATGTTCTGTTTTGTTCGTTGTCTGAGTGAAAGAAGTCTCCCAGATTGACGATCAGAGCACTACTCGCTCTTGGGCCTCTCTGTACCAACTCCTCCATGGCACGGCAGAATATGTCCTTCGCCTTAGACAGATCAAAATCCTCGCCAGTCTCAGGGGCCCAGCTTAGCATTCCTATGTGAGGATCTCCCATGGGGTAGACGGCCAGAAGACTCTTGTTTAGCCCCTTCTTATCCGGACTGGGTATGCTTCCCTTGCGGGTGGGCATGATCTCTGGAAGGGTGGCCAGGAGTCGCTGTAGAACAGCCTCCCTGCTCTCCTCCTCCTTCTTCGTCTTGACCCACTGAACAAGCGTATGTCCGTCCCCGCTTACCAGCGTCGACACACCACTCACCATGTGCCCCTCTGGAACTTGGTCGGTGAGGGACCCCTTTGCCTGCGCTAGTGGGGCTTTGATCCACTGCTCTATTAGGTTCCCGTCTTCGTCCAGATTGCTATTAACCTGCTTGACGAAGTAACCTTCTGGAACTGCAGGTATAGGAAGGTCCTCAACTAGACCACGAATGGCAGTAGGATGTATGGAGGAGGCCATAAGACGAACGGGGCCCCACCCCATGCACCTGTCGATGTCAGTTCTGTTTACGTCCTCTGCATGAGCTAAGAACTTATCTCGGGTAAGCTTATCCACAGGTATTCCCAGGGAGTAGGCTACTTGAGCAACCCTCTGGGCCACCCATTTAACATGTTTCGAAGTTCCTCGTTCGGGCTTGCTCATGCAATCCTCTTTCTTACGTGCGGAAGAGCACCTAACTCAGGTTTACAGGACTATTCGCTAAAGAACTCGGAGAAAGACTTGGACGGAACGCCCTTCTCCTCTTCGTTTCCTTGCTTTTCTGCGGATTCTTTCTTTAGCGCTGATAGGAAGGAAACGATCTTATCCTTCCTGTTACGTACTATCTCCTGCGCCTTCACCACAAGATTCTGCGCCTTTTCTGACTTCAGAACAAGTTCTGGCTTAGACGCCGCAAATTGCATGACGCCCAAAGCACGGGTGGCCATGACGAAGGACTTGTAGGAAAGGTACAACGCCTTTTTAGTTCTTGAATCAAGCTCTTCTTCTAGGTCTATGGGAGCGGTTCCGTGCTCAAGCAGCAATGCTTCCCTATAGAATTCCTTATCCCTGTTCAGAGCCTCGTGCACTCTGTTTTTGTTGTACAGGGTGAAGATGTTTTGGTCGAGCGCCTCAGTGAGAACGGCGTCATCACCGAGCAGTTGCTCTGCCCGTTTGTTGATCAGGGAAGCAAGCTGGGTCACTATACCCCGTGTTTCCCTCTCCGCAGATTTTAGCTGCTCTTCTACGGCCTCTAGTGCTGTAGAATCTGTGGGTGCCTTTTGCTCTGGTGCGGTTGACTTCGGCAGGTTCTTCTCGAATTTAAGAAGGCTTTGCTGCATCTGTGGTATAAGCTGAGCAAGCTTCTCCATGGCCTTGTAGAGACGATCTCTATACTGTGGATTCTGCTTCGCCAAATCTACAAATCTGGCGTCTTGTAGCCGGGATCCTATCATGGCCACGGTAAGGAATTGGTCAAATCCCTGCATCAGACCCCAAAAACTCTTTGAGGTCAGGGAGAAAGGGACAGCGGGATTTTTCCTGGCAGCTTCCAGGATGGGCTTGAATAGTGCGTCCTGGTTCCCCTTGACTTCCGGCAATTTTGTTGTATCTACTACACCTGCGTCAGTTACGACTGACCTTATGGTCTCGGAGAGAGACCTAAGAGGTTCAACCCCTCCATCTGACAGGGGGAGTTCTGCAGCCTTTAGGGCCTTGAACAGCTTGCCTCTTGCTGTTAGCATTACCTTCTTAGACCTCTCCGCCATACGATCTATCATCTCTTCTTCAGAGGAGAGGGCCACCTTACTCAGCCTGTTTAGAAGAGCAAGATTCCTGGCCACAACGTTTAGTCGGGTGCGTAAATTCTCTTTCATGGGCAAACCATAATTCTAAAGGAGACCAACATGAAGCTAGATAACACAGTAGCGCCTAAGTACTACGTCGAGGTCGTAGGATTCACAGGCACACAACTAGGCATGACCAAGAGGCAAGAAACCAGAGTCAGGGAGCTTCTGCACAGTTTGTCACCAAGTAAGATCATACACGGAGACTGCGTGGGCGCAGATGCACAAACTCATGATATAGCAGAAGACCTTGGTATAGAGATTGCCATAAAACCGTGCACAATAAGAAACAAAAGAGCCTTCAAAAGTGCCAGTTCTGTGGCAAAACCTGAAGATCCTCTAGAGAGAAATAAGAAGATAGTAGAGGAGTCTGACCTCGTTATTGCGTGTCCAAAAGAGCCTAAATCCACCCTCAGATCTGGCACATGGAGCACTGTAAGACACGCTAAAAAGACTGAAATACCCGTCTGGATTATCTATCCAGACGGGTCCGAAGACCCTCCTGTACTGTAAAATTGTTGTGTTTTGGCTGTAAAAACGGCAGAAAGAAGCGTAAAATGCAAGATTTTAAGTCAAAAATGAAGGCGGTATCTCGTAGAATTTCGTACTTAAGGGGCAAAATAGAGTCCAACGAAGGTACGCAAAAGTCCCTCAGTTATGATAAAGCAGAGGCATCTGCGTTGTCTGATTTGGTGCGAGTTGCTGCCATTTATGACGAGGCACGAGGGTCTGGTGGGTCTCACGTGGAAAACACGATGTGTTTAGCCATGGATGTACTGGACGACTTGATGGAAAGCGGCGCCTTGCCCAATGACCAAGTGGAAAGGGTACAGACGGCGTGGAGCAAACTAAACCAAAGTATTACCACGCTTAGAAAAATGGCGGACACGGATGAAGAACCTTGAATCCTATCAGCAGAGGTACATTGTGGTGGATTTCCAGAACACAGTATGGAAGTCCTGGATGGTCAATTCTGGTGGGGACGAACTAAAAACATCTTCGGGGTATCCTGCTGGTCATGTGTTCCGGTTTTTTAGAACGGCGTATAAGTGGAAGAGGGATTTCTTTGGGGAACTAGTCTTCTGCTACGAGGGAGGAGAAAAGAGGAGATACGAATTATTTCCTTCGTACAAAGCGGGAAGAAACAAGGATAGGGACTTTGACCCAGCTCCAGACATCCGGAGCCTCGTCTCCTTCTTGCGTTGCGTGGAGATAAAGCCAAAACATGCAGAGGCCGACGACGCCATAGCGGCCTGGATACATCGACACCCGAATGCTCAGCACCTAATACTATCCTCGGACAAGGATCTGTGGTCCTGCCGCGCTCCTAACGTGAGTATCGTATCCTTCCAAGACCTTTTAACTGACGATGACATACGTAAGTCCTGCACAAAGCACTACGGTTCTCCTTCCCCTAAGTCTATAACCATGGCCAAGGCTCTTTTCGGAGACAAGAGTGACGGACTTCCTGGGGTACCTAGATTGATGAAGAAACACGTTGTGGCGCTAATCGAGAGGGCCGACACCCCTGACCACCTCTTCTCCAATTTGGGAGGCGTTCCTCAGAAGACAGCGGAAAAGCTAAGAGAACATGAGGACCAAATACGCACTATGTATGAGGTAGTGAAGCTTCGTACTGACGTAAGGCTTCAGAAGAGGGAAAGAGAAGGGGACGCGAAAGGTCTTAGGTCGTTTCTTCGCAAGTTCGAGTGTAACTCTCTTCTTCCCCACGTAGATTTTATGACGTCCTGAAGGCGTGGTGTATGTAAAGACAGTGCATGCCCAAGAAAAACCAGGTAGTAAAGTTCAAGAAGCTGCACCCTGATGCTGTCATCCCAGAGAAGGCCACCTCGGGGTCTGCTGGATTTGACCTGTGCACTGTAGAGGATTTCGTCATCCCTTCTATGTCCAGAGTCAAAGTAAGGACCGGACTAGCCATAGAAATACCATCAGGGTATGAAGGCCAGGTACGTCCCCGCAGTGGCCTCGCAGCACGTCAAGGAATAACTGTGCTGAACAGCCCTGGAACTGTAGACTCTGACTACAGGGGGGAGGTTCAGGTCATACTGATTAACTTCGGTCCTGAAGCTTCTTTCAAGTCCGGTGATCGCATTGCCCAAATGGTGATAGGATCCGTTCCTTCTCTTTCCTTTGAAGAGGTGTCCGATATATCTGACACCGAAAGGGGAGAGGGAGGCTTTGGATCCACTGGAATCTGATGGGTAAGAAGACAAAACTATGCGTTCTCAACAACGTGCTTTGGGTACCCTCCCAGTACGTCGATGATGACGCACGCAAAGACTTCACCTACAAATTTGAAGAGGTAGAGTACCATCCCAACCTAGACTTGCCTTCAAAGTGCTCCAACTGTGAGTTGTGGGGAAAGAAGTGGAGGCCAGGGAGAACTACGTGCAAACAGAAGGGTTACACCATTGAAGATGTGTGTAAGCATTTCTCCCCCAAGAAGGTCCCTGTTTCCAAGGAAATAGTAGTAAAAACCTATCAGGACAGACCAGATGGGTGGACTACGTTTGCTCGTGGAGACATAGGAAAGATAAAGAAGCACTTCGCTCGTTTGGGTGTGTCCGATGAAAGGGTAGCGCCGAAACTTGAGTTCGACCTTACCTGCCTAAGAGAACTTTACCCGGAGCAGCAAAAGGTAGCAGAAGATTGGCTATCCAAAAAATATGGTATCATACAGGCTCCCACCGGATGGGGAAAGTGCCTAGGAAAGGGTACTCCGATCTTGCTGTATGATGGCTCAGTAATTCCGGTAGAAAAAGTAGTTGTAGGGGACCTGCTTATGGGCCCAGACAGCCAACCACGTCGAGTTACCTCCACGTGTAGGGGTGTAGAACCCTTGTACCGAGTAACTCCTGTGAAGGGTGACCCCTATGTAGTCAACGAGTCTCACATCCTCTCACTAAAGCTCACCAGGTCAAAACCTTCGGATGAGGTAGTTCAGGTAAACATACCCGTTAAAGAATACTTGCAAAAGAGCAAGTGGTTTAAGCACAGAGCAAAAGGGTGGAGAACTGGGGTAGAGTTTCCTAAAACCAAACTCAACAAGGATATGCCCCCTTATGTTTTGGGTATGTGGCTTGGTGACGGGGCGACAAACAGGATGAAAAATTCCTTGAGGTCGCTTGGAGTTCTAGGAAATAAACACATACCTCACGAGTATAAAACAGCGTCAAGAGAAGATAGGCTTCAGCTGTTGGCGGGACTCATAGACTCCGACAGTAGCAGGAACGCCGAGTGCTATGATTTTATATCAAAGCACGAAAGGTTAGCCGATGATTTATGTTTTGTGGCGAGATCCGTCGGCTTGGCTGCGTACAAGAAGCCATGCATAAAAACGTGCTCCAATAATGGAGTAAGTGGAACTTACTATAGAGTGCATCTATCGGGTAACTGTTCTATCATACCGTGTAGAATACCTAGAAAAAAGGCCACACCAAGATATCGTAGAAAAGACCACCTGGTAGTAGGCATACAGGTAGACCCTATAGGAGAGGGAGAGTACTACGGCTTTGAGGTAGAAGGACCTGATAGACTGTTCCTACTAGGCGATTTTACCGTAACACACAACACGGTCTGCTGGTCTTGGCTGGTGTCACACCTAAACCTAAAGACGTTACTTCTTGCACAAGAAGTTAGACATCTAATGGTTGGGTTCGAAGGACTTTACGAGCACACCAATATAGCGGAGTTGGAAGAGGAGGCTGGTGAGCACCTCATTGGCATTCTCAACAAGGATTGGAAGTGGGTCGTAGATAGTGATGGAACCAAGAAAAGAAAGTGGATGACACGAAAGGGTAAGTTCTACCCTATAACTTTCGCCACCTTCCAGTCCTTTGCGTCAAAGGGTGGAAAGAAGTTGCGCAGGCAACTAAAGGATGAATTCGGACTCCTATGGGCAGAAGAGTGTTTGTCTGGAGACACTCTTGTACCGACCGTAGAAAGGGGTCTAATTCGTCTAGACGAATTTGTCGAAGATGCCTCCCAAAACCAGGATATTTCCATCCATGTAGGTACTAGATTTGGGGTGTCTAAGGCTAGGCGATGGATAAGGAAGAGCGCACAACCTACGGTCAAGATAACAACTCGCCTTGGCAATTCCGTTACTGCAACTCTCGACCATAAGATGCTCGTTCTTGACCCCGTAAGATACGAACTAGAGTGGGTTAGGTCCGAGGACTTAAAAGAGGGTGACTTGCTGTGTGTCAGCCCTGAGCCCGCTGTAAGGAAGACTCCTCTTCCTCTTGTCCTTCCAGCAGAGGCAGAACTAAGCCGTACTGAGGTAAGAAGGCCCACGACAATGACGCCTGACCTCGCCTTCCTCTTAGCCTGTGTGGTGACTGAGGGAGGGGTTTACCAGAACAGCCGGGTAGAGATAACGAACACCAACATGACGTTGCTTGACTCATATGCGTCTAAGATGGAGAGTGTGTTCGGTCTTAAACCTCGCGTGAGTCTGCAGTACCCCAAGGGAACTAGGGTAGACATACGTGGAAAATCGTACTTGTCTTCTATGGACTGCTACGTCAGCAGCACGTGTAGCAAGACACTGGCCTTATGGCTTCAGAGCCTCGGTATTTCTACAGACAATGCCCCATCTAAAGTCGTTCCTTGGAGTATACTACAGGCGGACGAAGAATCTCAATTAGCATTTCTTGCTGGTTTTCTTGAGTGTGATGGTTTCATTGCTGCTTCAGGATACATTGGATTCTGCAGTTCCAGTATTACCCTGTTGCATCAATTGCAGGCAGTACTATTTGCACACGGTGTAACTAGCGCAGAGATCAAGAAACCAGACAAAGAAAGAGACCAATACTATATCAGGGTATCTGGGTCGGATTCGGAGAACCTGTATAGAAAGATTAGTCCTTGGCTGGTCACTAAATCATTGCCCGAGGTAAAACGAAGGAGCAGCAAACTTTACGGTATTCCTGCCTCTGGTATAGTGGACCTACTTCAAGACCGTAGAGTACAGGGAACCGGACGCTGTACCTTTAGGAACGACGATAACAAGGAAGTTACGGTTCCACGCATCCCTAGAGAGTTTCTATACCCTCTTAGTTCCGTAAGGGGCCCGCAAAAGACACTTCCTTATGAAACCATTAGTCGTGGAGGGTACGACGAGTTAATTTCAAAAATTACCTTAGTTTCTGAGTCTATGGGAAACAAGCTGAAGATGCTTGCTAATCTCGGATATAGGTACGTACCAGTAACAAGCGTAGAGAACGCAGGGGTAAGGGAAGTATTCGATCTTACACTTGAGGATACTCAAAACAGGTCTTTCGTAGCCAACGGGCTAATAAGCTCCAACTGTCATCACGAGTCCGCTCCTACCTTTCATGCAGCGACAAGGTCTTTTAACGCCAAGTACAGGGGCGGACAGACCGCTACTCCTTCTAGAAAAGACCAGACCCACGTAGCTATCTTCGATACGTTGGGTCCTGTTACCGCCAAGGGTACAAAGGAGGCCATGACTCCTATTGTCCATTTTCATGCGTCAAATGTTCTCGTTCCGGACAGGATATTCAGGGGAAAGTACATTATTCCTCAGCTAGTCAATTTCTTGGCAAGGAATGCAGCGTACCAAGAGTGCCTGTACGAGGAGATCCTAAAGGAGTGCGAAGAGGGACGAAAGATTCTCGTAGTCACCGAAAGAAGGAACCATGCCTTTCGACTGAAGCAGAAACTGAACGTCCAAGGTTTTGGCTGTGAGCTGATTATCGGCGGGCAAGAGATGAAAGACCAGAACTGGTACGCAGAAGAGCTTCTTTCTGGCAGGGTGTCCGTTCTTATAGGAACACAGGTGATCAACGAGAACGTTAATATACCTCCCCTGGACTCCATACACCAGCCTTTCCCTAACTTCGGAAAGGAAAGAGAAGAGCAAAGAGTAGGACGTGTAAGGCGTTACCTGTCTGGATCCAACTACGAATACCTGAAGGAAAACGGCATAGAGTGGGACAAGCCTCAGCCTAGGGTCCATGTGTACACCTGGCATGCCACCCACAACATGGCGGAGTCTTCCGTTGGATTCAGGGATAGACTGTACAAGAAGTGGGGATTTGACTTCGCTCAATCTTACGAATCCCTACCTAAGACCAAGAGAGCCAAAACTATGAAAGAGTGGCTCAAGTCTTTCGAAGAAAACGACAAGACAAACCCAAGGGACATATGATTATGACCGAAAGCATGGAAGAACTAATGGAGTCTGATGAGGTCTTCTTTTCGATTGATATCGAGACAGACGGACCCATACCCCTACAAAATTCCCTTCTGTCCCTAGGATGCGCTGCGTTCTCCCCTAACGGGAAATTGATCGACACATTCGAGGTTAACCTGTCTCCTATGGAGGGAGCAGTACAAGACCCTTCCACGATGGAGTTCTGGAGCAGGAACCAGGAAGCGTGGAACCACTCCACACAGAATCAGATAGATCCCACAGAAGGAATGACCAGGTTTAAAGACTGGGTTCACACGACAGCGGGTGGCAAACTGAGAACCGCAGTTTGCTTTCCTTCTGGTTTCGACTTCACGTTCGTCTATGTGTACTTTGTGAAGCTCGGTGTACCTAGCCCCTTTAGCTTTTCCTGCATTGACGTAAAGTCCTATGCCTCGGCAGTAAGGCAGTCCGCTTACTCTAGAGCAGGGAAGAGATATTGGCCGGGACGGTGGTTCGATAAAGGACTTCCACACACCCACAAGGCGATAGATGATGCCATCGAGCAAGGTCTATCCTTCATCAAAATGAGGGCAGAGCACTTCGGGGGCCCAGAGGCTACTCGCTTTGTCTCCGATATGTTCTGGAGGAACAACTCTCACGTAAAGAAGGTCGAAGAGAAGTGAAAACAGGAAAGAGGACACAGGACTACCATAAGATAGGAAGTCCTACGGACGCTCTTTACTATGCGGCAGACATACCATCTACCGCATGGGGTTCTCTTTTAGAAGCCAGCCCTAGATTCAAACTCGTGGTGATGGACGACCAGAGCGTTTCGCCTAAAGTGCAGGAGGATTGGTTTGAACGTCTTAGGTCAGGGGAACTTTTCTCTCTTCCATACCTAGTTCTGTTGTCTTCCGACTCCGACGACGATGCCTCCATTACGCAGGGATATGACCTGATGAAGAGGGCGCTGGGCCAAGGTCTTCGTGTCCAGATAACCGACTCTTCCTCCATACCGTCAGAGAACGTAAGGGACGAATCTGTGTTTATGCTGACTAATTTCTACGACGAGGCCCCCGCAGAGAGGGTCCAACTTGTTAGAGATTGGTGCCACAAGCACAAGTCAAATTTTCGTATACTTTGTACGGCCGGGTCCCCGGACGTCATACTTCGAAGAACTAAGCTCAAGTTCAACGCTGTATTTTACGTGGACTCCAAGATTGTAATAGAGAGGAGCATGGCGTAAAGAATGAAGGTTATCAGGACAAAGGCCGAGATACGTACTATTCTTTCTTGCTTACAGAGCCCCAAAAAGGTCAAAACAGAACTTCTGAGCAAGCTTCACAGAGACCACTTCGGGTACCTTCCTATGACCAAGGCATTTATGGTCGTAGAACAGATGATGATTCGGTCAGCTACGGACCTGCCCTCGATGGAGACGTTCCTAGAGGCGCCAGAACTGGAGCAGGACACAGCGGATATCCTTAAGTCTCCTACAGTCAGTCCGGTACAGACTGTAGATGACGCAAAGAGACTCTTGGAGATACTTGAGTATTACCGGGTAATAAGAAGGTTTTACGCGTTCTCGTCCGACTCGGTAGAAGCGATGGAAACGTCCAACAAACTGGACGTAGCCAAGATTATGAACGACATGGAGATCTGTCTCTCAGACATGCGCACAGAAGCGGATGAGGAGAAGATGTACCATGTAGGAAAGGGAACAGAGGACGAGGATGTCGACGAATTCGTCAAGGAAGTATTCTCTGACGACCCTGTGAAGTTGCTTCCCTCTACGTTCGGTAACTTTGATAGATACACAGGAGGGTTCGGTACTACCGACCTATTCATACCAGCTTCTCACAAGAAAGGAGGGAAGTCGATACTCACACTCAACATGACCTCCAACATGTATGAGCTGAATAATGTTAATGTGATTTACATCCCTCTAGAGATGAACAAGCAAGAGACGGCAGAGCGCCTTCTCTCCAAGTTGTCAGGCGTAGAGCACAACAAGATAAGAACAAAGACCACCAGCTCTCTTGAGCAGAATGCCCTTATAAAGTCATGGAGAAGGTTCAAGGCACACGGGATAAAACACGCTTGCAGATTTACCGTATGGCCTATCTCACACGTAAGCGTCAGCCGATTACGCCTTCAACTCAAGCCGTTCAAATACAACGTAATCGTAATCGACTACATCAATCTACTCGACCACCCCAACGCAGACAAGATGAAAGACTGGGAAAAGCTAAATGATTTGGCCAGAGAGCTTAAGTTACTTACCAAGGACTTGAATGCCCTGATCGTGGCTCCTACTCAGATGAATGAGGATGGGTCCTTGCGATATGCACGAGGTCTAGCTGAACACGCCAACACAGTCTGGACATGGGTATATGGGGAAGAAGAAAAAGGAACGCACATCATCACGGTAGACCAGCCCGCAGTTAGAGGGTGGGCACCGTTCAAGTTTCAGCTGTTAGAAGACTTCTCTAGGATGATGATTTCAGACCACGCAGGAGAGTTTAACCCAGACATGGGTAGCAAGACAAGGGTAGACACAATGAAAGGACTCAGATAAGAAATGCCGAAGGATTCCCACGTTCAGCTGAACGGAAAGATTAGTGATGTACATCCGGGAGGACAGTTTACTGTCAGACTTGAGAATGGGTCAGACGTAAATGCTAGACTTTGTGGTAAGATGCGAAAGAATCGAATTCGAGTTATTTTAGGGGATGATGTTCAGGTATCTCTGTCTCCCTACGACCTGACTCATGGCATAATTACATTTAGACACAAGTAGGGGGTCTCTGCAGGCACGAAATGAAGATACAGTGTGGCTCTTGCGGTTTCTTAGGATCTTTCTCTGGTGATATTCCTCCTTCTTCTTGCCCTGTGTGTAAAAGAGGAAAGATAGAAGTTGTGGGTCGCACCACAGCCTGCTTTTCCTGCGGGACTCAGTTTCCATCAATAGACTCGGCTTGCCCAGCCTGTGGTGTGGAACGAATATCCAGATACAGGTCAAAAGAGAATTACCACCCAGTAATTCCTGACGAGAAAAAAGATGCCTAATTTTGTGTCTGCTTCTAGCCTTCTTAGGAAGAAATACGAAGAAAGAAAAGGCGAGTCTGTGAAGGCTTCGCCTTTTCCTGTAAGCGACGTGTGTAAGTCCTGCTGGTACCAGGAAACGTGCATCTTCCGTACTATCCTTCGGCAGCCGCCAAGATCCTGCTGTGTGTACGAATTATTCGGTGATCTAGGTACACAAGAAACTACGGTAGAAGACCTTGTAAAGTTCACGTGTGACACGAGATGTGTAACTAGAAGAGAGTGGGTGGGAGACCCATGTCCCCACGACAGCGTGTATTGCGAGAACTTTTGTCCTGTGTCTAGACACATCCTTGGACTTGGTCCTGCACAAAAAGAAGACGTACCATACGATGGATATTGAACACGGACCCAGCTATAGTCTGGTATACCCAAGAATCTACATGGGAGGTGCTGTAGTTGACGCAGACGGACTCTTTGAAGCCTTCGACGTCGTTGTGCTGAGTGCCAGCGAATGGCAACCAGAAGTTATTCCACCAGACAGAACGAAGGAAGTTCTACGGATAAGCCTGCATGATGTGGACTCTCACCTAGCACTTGGGCCGGAGGTAAGGTCTAAGTTAGGCTCTTTAATATCTACTCTGGAGAAGTTTTACCGAGAAGAAAAAAGAATCCTGATAACCTGCATGGCAGGTATGAATAGAAGCGGTCTGGTCACCGCTCTTCTCCTGATGCGTGCCCTTGGTCACACTCCAAAGACGGCCATCAATCTTATCCGAGATGCGAGGGGACCCGCTGCCCTGTCTAACCCTACTTTCGTTAGGTACATAGAGAGCCTTAGATGAAAATTACACTTGAAGGAACCCACTTTAGGGATGCCATAAGGACCGTAGCTGCTCTGTTTGACGCAGAAGCCTACGCACTACTTACTGCCAGCGAAGAAGCCGGTTCTCTAATAATCGAGGCAGGCAAGAATGGCGTTTATTGCAGGCAAAACGTGGAGGCAAATATAGAGGAGGAAGGGCAGATAGTGATCTCTGTAGCACACTTCCTTCGTATGGACTTCTCTGACGTTCTTACGCTTTCTGTAAGCGGTAGCTCTGTTTCCTTCAAATCAGGTAGGACAAAGGGAACCATTGTAGCTTCAGGGGATGCAGACGGAATAGAGGCGCAGAGACCCAACAAGTCGTTCAAGGCGTCGGTGGCACTCCCTACAGACATACTAAGGGGGGCCCTGTCTCGTATTCAACTAGGAAGTACTCTTCCCGGTACACAGATGGCCGTAAGGATACAGGCGGGGGAGAACCTTACGTTGTCCACCACAGACCAATACAGAGCCGCTATCTTTAAAGAAAAGCTTGCCTTGGCGCAAAGCGAATTTGACGTACTGATGCAACCTGCCTTCCTGTCCTCTGTACTGTCCAGAGTACAGGACGGAGAAACTTGCATCGGTGCACACAAGGGCACCTTTCGCCTGAAAACCGAATCCATGGATGTTTTCCACCCCGCTATACAGTCTTCGCCTGAGGACATAGAGGACTGGATCGCGAACGGCATAGACTACGATTCCTTGGGATGTACGGTTACTACTACGGTGGAGGAGTTGGTGCAGACCCTTAGAGAGGTCAGTGCAATACACATGGGGGCCATCGCCTACGACACCCACATAGACTGCCTTATCAAGGGAACAAAGGCCCACTTTAGATGTGTCGCTGACCACGGGTCAACACAAACGTCTCTTGGACTAGAGAGCAGCACAGCCGAAAAGTTTGCAACGAAACTATCCTCAAAGTACATGCTTGAGCTTTTGAACCTGGTTAAGGCTGGGGAGATAGAAATAAAATTCTGGGACACCTTCTTGCTGGTCACTGGGATGTCCGGAAAGTTTAGGGGTCTCATCCCTACGGTGGCCTCATGAAGACCAAAGAATTCCTAGTGGAGTGGGGAAGCATACCGGAGAACTCCATTCACAGGGTCAAGAATGATCTGTGGGCGGTGCGTCTTGGTATAGTGGTAAACAGACCACAAAAGAAGAAATGCGTAGAAGACTCGTTTCTTATTCTCTCAGAACACCATGGGGAGGGGAACTCCACCCTAGGGTATACCCTCTTACTGAAGAAGGAGTTCCCCCACTTTCTACAGCAGGATTACTACTTATCCTTTTTTAGCGATCTGACTACTAGGCATGCGGATCCCAAGGTGGTGTACAAAGACCAAAAGCTATACCTGTACAAGTACGGGACAAAGAAACCAAGCTATCAAATGCTTCTTCGTTCAAGGATAGGTAACTAACCTATGGCTACCAAAAAGTGTGTAGTGATGGATATAGAAACCATTCCGTCACATAAGGCCATATTAGACACTCGTGCTACAGACTTCGCACTTCCCGTTTTTCACGAGATCGTGTGTCTTTCCTATGCTGTTCTTGACGACACCTTCAACGTTATGGAGGTCCGGTCACTAGGCCTGAATAGAGAGTCGGAGAGGGACGTTCTATCCCAGTTCGGAAAGTTGATGAACGAGGAGACCTTGCTTGTCACCTGGGGCGGAAGACGATTTGACCTGCCTGTCATCTTGTATAGGAGCATGTACTACGGAATACCTTGTCCGTGGTACTTCAAAAGAGACTTCAGTCACAGGTATGATCTTACGGGTCATATTGACTTGAAGGACCACATGTCGCTGTGGGGAAGCACAGAAATTATGAAGCTTGACCACATCGCAGCAGCCATAGGACTCCCAGGAAAAATGGATGTTACGGGCGCAGACGTGGCCTCTCTATGGGCGAAGAATAGGTTTAAAGAGATAGGCGCATATTGTGTGTCTGATGTAGTACAGACCATGGTGGTTTTTCTTAGGTGGTCGCTCCTGCGTGGCCTGGCCAGCCCCGGAGAGTTTAACCAATTCCTACGTTCACTAAGCAAGTATGAAGAGAAACTTTATCTAAAGGAAGCATCTGAGGTATCAGGTGGACTTCAAATGGTAACAAGTAAGTGTAACTTACAATCTCTAATAGTTGATGATGAAGAATAGGAAAAACTAATGTCCATTTCTTGGGATGAAAATCAAATCACATCGGTTGCTAGTTTTCTACAAGAGAAGCTTCCACTTACCCAAGGTAAGGTGGTAGTTTGTATGGGAGACGTACCTGAGCGATGCTTTGCAGGATCAGTGAACATAGACGAAAAACAGTTCATACTGCTGACTGGAATCGATATGACCCTCTACGAGATGGTCATTAACATCGTTCTTGCCTACTCCATAGCCCTTGCCTACGAAGAAAGCGAGTGGACTGCCCTCCCTCCTATGGAATCTCTGTTTGACTCCCACAGAAAAGTGTGCGAAATTATGATGGAGCTGAACGAGGAACTGGCAGTAGCATTTGAAGACTACGTAGACATAGTTGAAACCTGGCACTCTGCGCAGGGGGAAGAGTACGGAGGGGAAGGGAACATAGAAGAAGTCCTGGATGAGTTGGGTGGTCTTCTGTTCTCGAACCCTGACAATAGTAACAAGGACTACGGCTCAAACTAAATTACTGGGGGTTCGTCTAACGGCAGGACTGTGGATTTTGGTTCCATTAATCTAGGTTCGAATCCTAGGCCCCCAGCCAAAACATTCGGGGTTCGTCTAACGGTAGGACGCCAGGTTCTGGTCTTGGCTATCTGGGTTCGAATCCTAGGCCCCGAGCCATTTTGAAAACTGAACGGAGTCTTAGATGGGATACCACACTCGCGAGATCAAGAAGGGTACTCTTGGTGAGACCTCTAAGATACGAGAAGAGCTTGAAGAGCTAGAGGACGCAGAGCTTCAGGGTATACGGATACTGGCTATGTGTGAGCTGGCGGACTTGTACGGTGCGCTAGAAGCAAAAGCTCTGAGTATGGGTATTTCCATGCAAGACTTAAGACAGATGTCAGAGGCCACCAAGTCTGCCTTTCTTGACGGGAGCAGACGGTGACCGAAGGGTTTACCTACCCTCTGCTTCCTATTGATTGGTCCCTCATAGGTAGTGCAGTGGATTTCTACGTAAGCAGTGGGTTTTCTTACGTAGAAGTTCCTTGGGCTGTTTCAGACCGTGCTATACGCTACACGCTTCCAGAGGGTGCGGTGGACATTAAACTGAGCACGGAATGGGATGCCACTCTTGTAGGCTCAGCAGAGCAATCTCTCATAGAGCTTAAACTAAGGGGTTCTCTTCCTCCGGGAAAGTTGGTGTCTGTGTCTCCCTGCTTCAGGGGAGAGGCGTATACCTCAAAAAGAGAAGCCAGACAACTTACCTTCATGAAGGTAGAGTTATTCGTTCCTGACTCTACTGACTATCTTAGTCTGGCCTATACGGCAGAACAGTTCTTCTTATATGAGCAGAGGCTTCCTGTAGGAAGAGTTAACACTGACCTTGGAGTAGACCTTTTCTACTCGAATCTTGAGGTGGGGTCCTATGGATGTAGGACCATAACGCTTCCCAATGGTACTCCATTTACTTGGAGTTACGGAACGGGGTTGGCGGAACCCAGATTCAGTGTGGCAAGGGAACAATTTTTGGGGAGTTGCAAAAAATGAAAATCATTCATGAATTTGTGTCCTTCACCGTCGCGCGGGTTGCGCCCGCGGCGAGGAGGATACAATGGCAAACTACAAGAACAAGAAACCCAAGTCTTATAAGGGACACTGCACCCTCTGCAGCCTGAGGACAACCAACGGCAAGAGGAACGGAAGGCAGAGGTCCATCTCAGAACTTAGGGCGGAGCAGTCAGAGGCCTACTATTGGGATCAGGAGTACTCTTACGAGGAGGACCAATGGGATGACTACTGCTGGGACTCTATCTTTTGGGAAGAGTACAAGGAAAAAAAGATGAGCGAAATAGACGGACGAGAGAAGTTGATCTACGACCTACGACATGCTCTCGAAATTCTTTGTAACGTAGTAGAGATGGACGAAAGTCCCAAGCACACATGGGCCTACGAGCACAGCAGAGCACTTCTTTCTGACACTCCTGAGTGGGAGTCGTCGGAAGAATCTGTTTTCTCTAGGGAAAACCAGAAACGCAGAGAAGAGTACAGAAAGCTGAAGAAGGTGTGAGTATGGGGTTCTTCACTTCCCCAAAAAGGTGGCATCCTTCCCATCCTCCCGATGTTTCTATGGTCCGAATAGTTTGTATATCGGACACGCATACAGAGGCATCAAACGTAACCATACCTGCGTGTGACATTCTCATTCATGCAGGGGACATCACGTATAGGGGAGAACAGGATAAACTAGAGGCGTTCAACAAGTGGGGAGGGAAACTTCCTATTCCTACAGAACGGAAGATCTGCATAGCAGGAAACCACGATGTAAGTTTCCGCACCCACCCACAGGAAGCCAGAGGAACTCTTACCAATTGGACCTATCTGGAGGATTCGTCTACTACCCTTTTTGGGTTAAAAATCTACGGTACCCCATGGAGTCCGAACTTCTACCCAGAGGCGTGGGTATTCAACCAGTCACGGGGCAAAGAAGCGGCTACTAGGTGGGCACAGATTCCAGACGATACGGACATCCTTGTTGTACATGGTCCTCCATTTGGGTATGGAGATAGGGTAGACGGAGACCTTCATACTCCTGAGAGGACTCATGTGGGATGTGTAGACCTGCTGGATCGTCTGAGGGAAGTGAAGCCTATCCTCACCGTGTGTGGTCACATACACGAAGACAGAGGGATTTTTACGGCCCCCTGGGGTACAGTAGTTAATGCGTGCGTGATGACAGCAGGGTACAAGCCCAAGGGTAAGCCAATTGTAATTGACGTACCAGTTTTTGCAGGCTAAGGTACCCCCATGTCCAACCACACTAACTACAGGAGAGGAGAAAAACACCGAACGGAAAACGGACCCAGGCATGAGTCACAAAATCCAGGGAAAGGGTGTAATTCTACCCATGTGGCCAAGGCGAGGTCAGACTGGAAAAAGAGATTCCACAGAGCGCAACGACGCACAAGCGGAAAGAGTACAGGTGGGTCGTTTAGGAAAGGCCAAGAACTAGAGGACCCTACCTTATCTATTGAGGAGGATTCAAATGAATGAGGTAGGAAAAGATCTACCGGCCCTGGTTGCACTGGTACGAACACAAGACAGACTGTATAGGCAAAAGCCAGGAATCAAACTAGACGTAGATGTGTACGCAAGCAGGTTTAGTAGTGAAGACTCTAGAAGACTATGTCGTGCTATCCTCGGGGATGCGACTGACACTTCTCCTGAAGTCAAGGCTAAGGCTGATGCGATAAAGAGGTTGGCGTTAGGTAACAGCGCAATTTAACATTGGAGGGATGGCTGAGTGGTCGAAAGCACTCGACTTGAAATCGAGCGTACCTGAAGGTACCGTGGGTTCGAATCCCACTCCCTCCTCCAGAAAGGTATCACATGTTTGGCAACAAAGCACTGGTTCTAGATGAGTTTAGAATTCTCCTGTCTGCTAAGATAGGATACGAGGAAAAGACGGGTCACGTTTCTTCGCCCCAGGCGCTGACTCATGTAGCTACTCATATGGGCGTGGCGGAGTCACTTGTTCTCCTTTGGGTACAGGGTCTCGCCAGACCAACCCCTTACGAAGAAAACATGGCTCTTTCCTTGATTAAGGCAGTTCACTCGTGAAACTCACGCTAGAAGCGGCCGAAAGAATAGCCAAGAAAGTAAACGAGAAGCTTTCTAGCTGGGACGTACCCGTATCTATTCGACCTGGAGTTGTCATTATGATATCTCTGGTGGTCCGTGAACTCAGAGCCGAGGCCAAGAGCCAGCAAAATACAGACGACTGACCCAAAATGGGCACCTACGTAGGTGCCCATTTTGCTTTAACCCATAGGGAAATAGATGAAATATCTCACAAGTGAACTTGAGGACCATTTTGAAAATAGTATAGACCTCTACTGCCAGAGAATGGAAGAGGGGGACATGGACATGGCGGCTGCGGCTGCTGCACATGCCGAGCACTACTTAGAGGCGCTCTACTTAGCACAACAGCTACAGACTCTCCTCTCCCCCGAGGTCTAGTTCTCCGAGTCGTCTTTTCCGAAAATTACGTATAACTTACGGTCAGCCAGAGACATGAGAGAGTCAGCGGAGCCTTCTTCTTCCCACTTTAAAAGTAGGTCTTCTACGGAGAAACTTTTACCAAGGCTAGTCTGGTTTCTCGTGGTCTCTAGTAGAGAAGCAAACGCGTCGAAGTCTTTCGACATAATCAAGTAAACCTTCCTAAGCCCATCATTGGACAAGGATCCCGCTACCTTATAGGCGTTGCTGCCCATTTGATTTACGTAACCTCTGGTTACTCCTCGTTTTTTCACAAACTCAGGAAACAAACCAGACTGAATAAGAGCGGATTCACCCATAGACTTCCAAAGATTGAAGCGGCTCGGGGCCGGTGCCTCAGCCGCTTCAATCATTTGGTCGACAAGTGGGGCCAGACTTACGTTGTTACTCACAACCTGCCTAGCCAACAAATCTACAATGTAAAACTCTATCCAAGCCTCTAGGTGTAGTTTGACCCTAGCAGAAGCCTTTTTGATAGCTTCGTAGAAGAACAACTTAATGTCTGCTGCGTTAGAGTCCACTGAGGTCGATGTCTAGGTTGTCTGCGTTGAGGGCGTCTAGGGCTTTCTGTATCTTTGGAACCAAGGCAGTGTAGGCGCTGACCAGATCAGGTCTACCCTTTCTCTCCAGAACCTGGGTGAAAGCGTTGGCATTTGGTACCTCGTTGGCAGTAAGCCACTTAAGCGCCAGGTCATAGAGCTGCTTGCGCTTCTCCAGCGTGAGGGAGGCGGGACCTGTAGGGGCAGGTGCTTGTGGGGCAACAGGGGCAGGTTTCTCTTGAATCTGCTGAAGTTGTGCCTTCAGTGCGTTTATGGCGTCTGACGCTTCTCCCTTTGTTGGAGAGTCTCCAACACTCACTAGAGGAGTTTCTCCTGACGAAGAAATTTCCTCTGAGAGAGTCTTTATCTTCTCCACCTGCTTTGGAGTCGCCTCGTCATTTCTCCAGTCACCAGCAGGCCTCTTCTCTGTACTCTTGGGTGCAGGCTGGGACGTCAGAGGGTCCCTACCCTCTTGTACTAGACGAAGATAGGTTGTAAGACCTTGGACATACTTCTGGAAAACGTTCTTCGTGTCTTCATCCAGGGAGTCCCTGTTGCTCTTCCAAAAAGAAGACAAATCTTCGTACGTCTTGCTTTGTATTTGTCCTACAGCCTGATCTAGCTGCTTAGACTCACTGGGAGACAGCCCCACCGCCCTCGATATAAAGGAATATCTCTCTACCCCAACAGGAAGGGTAGCTAGTGGTTTGGGCATCCTGCCTCTTGGGCGAGACTCTGGTTCAGGCATGACTGGAGTCTGTGGTGTAGCAGCCTCCCCGGCAGGTGCGGGTGCGGGAGCCGCAGCCTGTGGAAGCTGCAGTACTCTGACAGAAACCACGGGGGTTCCGTCTTCCGTCACAGGAAGGAACGTAGCGTCTTCCTCTGTGCCCGAGAATTCTGTTCCTTGTACAGCGACAAGTCCCTCCTCGATGCCTTGAAGTATGGCGTTCTTGGCCACGTCACGGTCGACGATCCCCTCAAGTCTTCTGATAAACTCTACTATTCCAAGATCTGCTCCCTTTTGCGCTCGCATGCCTGCACGGAGCACGCTGTGAAGCATGTCGTCAGGGACCTCCGAACGGAAAGTGGGAGAGAAGGACATCTTCTCTGGTTCTGGCACTTCGACTTCCGCTTCATCTGACTCAGAAGGAAGCACAACGTTATTAATTTCGGACGAAGGGATTCCATTTTCATTCAGGTAATCAACTATGTCCTGAGCAATGATTTCAAGCTGAGGGTTCTTTGCCTTACGCAACTTGGATAGAACTTGGTCCACGCCAAGTTCCTGCATCTTCTCCAAGATGAATACTGCGTTAGCCCTTTCCTGATCGTCAAAATCAAACTCGTTGGCCATCTGCTCAAAGATGACCTTGTACAGGTGGGTCCTGTCTGCTGATTCTGGCTCGTCTTGCTCTTCATCTTCCCCTGAAAGGAACTCTACTGCGTCTGACGCCTCCTCTGGAAGGTCTATGCCAGTTTCCTTGATGTCTTCTATGAACTCGTCAACGTCCACGAAAGACGGACCAGGCTCCGGCATGGAATCATCCATGTCATCAAACTCTTCCTGAAGATCCTCCTCAGAAATGCCTAGGTCCTTGGCCATGGCAGCGTCGTTGGGCACGCCATCCTTGCTTACGTAAGACTCTCTTCCCTTTAGAGGAGGTAGAGTTATACCCTTAGCGTCAGGGGAACCATCCTCAGACACGAGACCCTTACTGACCAAGAACTTGGCGACAGCAGAAGGTATGCCTTCTATATCTGTACCTTCGGAGCTGTTTACTACCTTCTCAAGTCCTTCCTTGCCTGGATTCTCCTTGATGGCCCTTATGATGTCGGCAAATAGGTTCGAGTGGAATTCGTCAAGCTCCTTCTCTTCCACCATGTCCTGGAACACTGTCTTCTTGGCCTTATCCTTTTCTGCCTTAGAAAGGTCTTCTTCCGCAGAAGCGTACGGATTCTTGAAAGCCACCCCCGTAAGAGAACTAAGATCTGGTATTCCTGGAACCCCAGACTCATACTTACTCTTGTTCTTGCCAATGTGACGAAGTATCTTGACCACAATTTCATTGAGGTCAGGACGAGACTTGAGAAGCGCACCTATCAACTCTGCGGCGGTCTTTCCGCTTTCGGTCATCCGCAGCTGAACAGAACTCAGTATGTTGTTGGCCGTCTCTGCCTCGGCCTCTGACAGCCCCTGTTCCTCTATGAAGTACTCGAATCCCTTGCTCCATCTGGATATAGGGGTGCGTTCCACATTTACGCTGTCTACTTCGTCCTGTTCTGAAGGAGAACCTGCGTCTGGAGCGCCGGGACCAAACACGGACGACAGTCCGTAGTCGTTCCTCATCTTTGAAAGAGGCCGGGTCTTGTTTAGACGAGTAATGAAGTTCCTCATCTTCTGGAAGAGGTATAGGTAGCTGTACGGAGCAGATTTGCTCATATCCATAGACTCGAATTCAGACTCCATGTCGTCCAAACTCATGTCGTACATGGCAAATTCGCTCATCCTATGAAGCATGTCCAGTACACGCTCTCGCGTATCCTTGGCAGATTCTACAGCTTCGTCGGGGCCCGCTTCATCCTTTAGTTCCTTTTGTATGGAATCGATAAGAGGATTCAGCTGAGCATCTAGAGGGAAGTGTCCCTTTACGTCCTCATAGGAAGGAAGCTTGTGTTCCCCAGTGTACAACGATTGGAAGTTCCACCCTTCATCACTCTTGATCTCGCTGTGCTGGTTGATAAACAGACCCAGTCGTGTGGCAAGGGCCAGAACTCCCTTTCCTTCGATAGACTTGGACCGTCCTAGGCCTTTAACTATCTCCGAAAGTGGCTTGCCGTTGGATACCATTCTTATGATATCGTTAAGCTTTTCCGCCTCGTCCTTTGACAAACCTGGCTGTGCGTTGTGAAGCGCCTCTGCTGACTTAGCCCTGTCAGACAAGTCCACAGGGGCAAACCCACTACCTCCAGGAAGAGATTCCAACGGAACAACACGCAATGGTTTCTGAAGGTCGGACAGATCCCAGTTGCCCTTGTCCTTTCTAAGGTCCTCCGCGTTCTCCAGCAGGAACTTAACGACCGACTTTATGACGGCAGACTGATTGGATAGTGTGTTGGAGGCAGGTAAGCTAGGAGAGAACTTCCTTACGTCTCCACCGTTCTTAAAGTGGTTACGAAGGGCCAACATCAGTATCTTAAAGTTTCGTATCCTAGCATCGTACGAAGCTTTACTCTCGTCAGGGTCGGGGGGCAGAGCTACAGCCTGTAGTTCTTCCAATAGGGACCTTCTGACCTCTGGTGCGGTCTTGCTGAGAGGAGCAAAGGTGGCTCCGTCTGTCTCCGCCTTCTCTTTGGCATATTGCTTTATGGCGTCCACTACAGCAGCAGCTGCACTATCGGACTCCATCATGTCCTTATAGTACCTATCTAGCGCAGCAACAGCTGCGTCAGGGAGATTTTTCTTGTGTGGAGCTATAGACCTTAAGAAGTCTTCGGGAGTAATAGTACCGTCAGTAAACTGGACTACTAGCCTCTCCGGACTAACAGAGGTCTCCTTCTTAGGTCTCGCCTTAGGTGCTTCCTTCTTACCTTCTTGCTCCCTCGACGGATTTTTGATGCTCTTTACTGGCTTTATCTCTTCTTGGAGAGGACGATAGGTGTCCTCTTCTCCTTCTGGGAGCACGGGAGGAGCATACCCAGGAGTCTTGGACGGCTTGCTAATCTCGAACATGTTGTCCAGATTGTAGGTTCCATCTCCTCTCTGGAATTCGTCACGGTCCGATAGGAAATCATTAACCTTGGTAAGGGTTTCTAACTCCTTCGAAACAGGGTGTTCTGATATTTTGCTCTTTACCTTTTCCTGTATGTGCTCTATCAGGTTTTTAAGGTATTCCTTCTTTTCCTCTGCTTCAGCTTCCTGCGTCGCTAGGGTGTCCTTCACCTTTGTGAAGTTTGACTCTAGCTCCTTTATCTTTTGGTTTACCTGACGAAGCTCTGTTCTAGTTTTCTTTCCGGAAAATGATACGGCTTCTCGTCTTAGCTCCTTCAGCGTTTCCTTTACTTCTTCGATGTCCTCTCGGATAAGTTCACGCGCTTGGATCATATCCTCCTGGTCTGCATCCGCCAGGTAGGCGTACTCCTTGTACACGGATAGAACAAAAGGGTCAAGCGGTGCTCTCGTGGCACCAGACTCGTCTGTCTCTCCCTTCTCCAAGGAAGAGATACCAGAGGGACCAAGCAGAGCGGATAGAGATTCTCCCCCTCCCTTGGTAGCAGCAAGTATTTCTGTGAGTGCCTTTAGTTTCTCCTTGGAAAGGGTGATCCTACTCTGGTACTCCTTTCCTGCCTCTTCCACGGCCCTTTCTCTTATTTTGTCCCGCTCCTTCTTAGCAGACACTATGTCTGCATCTATACCAGTTAGGGCAGATCTTGTTTTCTCTACCGCGTCTTGTACTGATAGAAGATCTTCTCTTCTTTTCCTGGTCTTCTCCTCCATGAGAGAGGACCCCTTCTCTATAAGAGCGGATATCGCACGTTCCCTCTTATCCAAGAGAGCACTGAAGTCCTTTCCACTCACGTGGTTGTCTAGAGCTTCTTGCATAAGACTCTTGAGCAGGTCCTTGTCCACGCCGGGTATAGAAGTGGACATCTGGTCGAAGAGGGGCTTTTTGTTGAGAAGCTCTTGTTCTTCCTTCTTTTTATCCAGCTCCTTCTTTTTCTCCTCTACCTTAGTCTCATCTACCTTGTACTCATCCCTTTCTATCTGAAGCATTTCATCAGCTAGTGTTTGAGACTCCTGCTTTTGAAGGAAGAACTGGGTAAAGCTGGGGTACTTGCTCTTGAAAAGAGCATCGTTCTTCTCCATGAGAGAGAAAAGTGCGTTGGAAAACTTGGATACGGCACGGTTGTAAGTCTTAGACACCAGGTCTATGATCTTCTCGTCGACCTCGTCATCACCTACGTCTGCACCAAATTCCTCTACAGCTATCTCCTGTAACCTCTCTCCAACACTATACGCTGGCTTTGTGCCCGCAGGGATGGAGTCCTTTAAGTTATCTACCTCGTCATCGTCTAGATGGTCTCTCCTAAGAAGACCTGGGACTCCCCATACCCAACGAAGAATGTTTTCCTCGTCAGGTTTCATAGATATCCGCATGAGAATAGAGTTTAGGAGGTTTTGTACCTTGTCAGTCTCTGGGTCCTCGGACCTAAGGAAAAGTAGGACCTTGTCCCTCTCGGTGTCTCCCTTGCTTACAAGCACCTTCTTCAGCGGAAGAAGAGAACGCTTCAGAGCGACGTCATCCTTTGCCTTCTCCCTAAGGATAGACATCAGGGACTCTACTGCCCCTTTCTTCCTTCTCTTCATGTCACTTAGTGACTCTGATCCTGAGAAGGGCTCCATGGAGCCTATCTCCTGTAATGAAAGGACTGCGTTGTTAGCTTGCCCTATGCCAAGAATTCCTGATAAAAGTGCCCTGTCTTTCTCGTCCAGCCTAGGGTCATCCTGAGTCAGGAGTATGTCTGCAATGACCTCCAGTGTGTGAGATACATTCTCTTCTGACAAGGCAGCCATCTCTTGAGAAAGGGGGTCTGCGTCCTGGTCGGCTACCATGTCTACCACCGATACGTCTTCTTCGTCGTCTCCTGTGGTTATGGTAGGTGTAACAAATCTCTTGGCCTTTATTTTCTGAGTGTAAGATATTACTACCTTATCTCCGCCATTTTTAGGAGAAAATTCCAAAACACCAGACTCAGGGAAAGCAAGATATTCGTCTTTTCCTATCGAAACTCCCTGTGTGTCTGAGTTTCTGGTAAGAACCCTTAGCTTCTTGCCACGGTAGTATTCATCAAGCCAAATGATGCCTGAAGAAGGAGCAAAGAAGAATATGTCCTTGTTTCCCTTCAGCTTGTTTTTGCTCTCTGTTGTGTGTGACTGTCCCTCAGCCATTTCCAGCCTGACGTCACGCTCCGGGTCGATAACAGATATTTCACTAGTTCTTCCTGGTTGTGGCCCTACCACTATTTTTACGCGAGAAGACTTCTTTCTTCCTTCTTCCTCGGTTGGAAGAAGGTTTGCATTGGCTGGGGTAAATTCCTTGTTGTCAGGACCTACTACCTTTAGGTTATCTGTCCTAAATCCAGTTACTCCTATCTCCACTCTTCCACCGTTCTCTGGAATAGTGAGAGTCTTGGTCCCTGCACGTGATACGGTGTCCTTTACCTCGCTCACCGCTTGATTGTACACCTGACGAAGAGCGGACCTTACGTTAGCAAGAAGGGGAGATCCGTGAAGACGGAAATCCACAGGATTGGGTATCTTTTCCTTGTTCCTCTTCTCTCTATCAAAGTTGAGTACCGCTTTTCTGAACTCGTTGAGTGCAACAGAATGCAGCTCTGCCATACCTATGCTGGCTTTGTCGAAGACCTCTGCTATGGGGCGGAAAGACTTGAGTGACGTACCAGGAAAATAGGTCTGTGGGTCAAGTATCGCACCTATGAGCATGGCGGTGTAGTACTTGGAAAAGTCTACCATGTCCTCTTCCAGCGAGGATGCCTCCTGCCGTACGGACTTCATGTATTTGAGTGTGTCCAGGTCAAGAACTCTAGACCCTGACTCACCGAACTCAGGAAAGTCTTCATCACCCTCCTGCGTCTGTAGGTCGTAAATTCTCTCAGAAATGAGAGAAGCCAGTGAATACATTCCAGATAGCTTTGGAGAAATTTCCGAGCTTACGAAATCGCGCAGAGTATCCCTGTTGTCCTGAGACGGGTTACTCTCCACCTTGTGCAGTAGATGCTCAAAGTCAATTAACTCTCCAGTTATGTCCGGAATTGAGGCTAACGCTTCTTTCCTCTTTTCATCTGAGCTAATGCCGGAGGCCTTCTCGTGCATAGAGTCTATCTCAGACTCTATCAAAGGAATGAGTGTGTCTATGACAAATTCTGGGTTGGGGTGAGACAGTATTTGTGTCCAAAGGTCTGATGCCTTGTCCTTGAACGATTCTATCCTGTCGAACTCCTCCTGGCTGTCCAGCTGGACTCTCTTCTTGTTCTCCTTGCCCGTAAGGAAGAATTCTATGCGAAACTTCTTTCCTTTTGCGCCTTCTGGCCAGTGGAGCATGCCCGTCTGGTAGTTGTACACTACCTCCCCAGAAGAAGGGGTCTTGCTGGTCCCTGGCCGTACCTTGTACTCAGGGCCGCTATCATCGTCACCACCTACTTCAATAACACGAATTCCCTTCCGTAGGTCCACTCCCTTTTCGAGCTTGGTCTTCAGGCTGTTGTTGACTGTGGTCGTCTCGGCAAGAGGCTCAAAGTGGAACCAGTCAGACTCCAGGGACCATTGACCCTCGTTCTTCTTCGTTTGTGATTTAGTGGAGGTCTCCTCTTCCTCTTCGTCGTCATCATCAAGAAGGTCGTCGTCTGACTCTTCCTCCGTTTCCTCCTCGGCATCCTCTGCCACCTCTCGCCAGTCGTAAGACACAACAACCTTGCGTCCAGAGTCCTTATCGGAGAAAAACAGAACCCCGTCCTCTGGAAGAAGGAAGAACGTTTCCTTTTTTAAGGAAGATGAATCTGTAGGAGTGAACTCTTTGTTCGTCTTGAGTTCCACAACAGAAACAGAAGAAGGGTTTATGTTTCCATTCTTCAGCTGCACTTCTCCATCGTCAGGGATAGTGAGTGTTTCTTTTTCGGCTTGTGGTTTAGACGGATCAGCGAGAACAAGTCTTGGAAACGTAATAATTTGGGCCATTTGCTAAGCCTCGAAGTTAAAATCCAGGGATAGGGGTGCCTGTACCTGGGGCACCAGAAGCTCCTGCTCCCGGAATCTCTGGTACCTCTTCTGAAATACCCTCTTCTTCAGACTTCTTTTTCTTGTCTTTGCCCCCTACTTCCTTAGAAGGAAGCTCGTGTTCCACTGGCTTTGCCTTTTCTTCTTTGTGGACTTTTCCAGATAGTGTGCTTAGCGTTTTGGTCAACTGCTTCAGGTCTGCTATCTTGGTTGCTTCTGCTTTTATCAGGTCGGCAAGCTCGCCTAACGCAGACGCCTTGATGCCGGGTAGATCGTCTTCATCTGTCTGAAGTATCTTCGACAACTCTTGACCGGACTCCTCAAGCTTGGCAGCCAGCTTGTCCGTCAGACTGGACATTTCCTCCACGGCTTCCTTGAAGGGATGCTTTTTTGGCAGTGTTCGCATAAGCGCCAAAAAGCTATCCGCATTCTCTTCCAGCATGGATAGAGATGTATCCTGTACCTTTATTTTCTTCAGTAGGGGTGAATCTATCCCGTGAGGCTTAGAATTTGATATGGCCTCTATCACCCTTGCAATTCTTTTTTGAATGGCAGGAGGGGAGTTAACGTATACAAACCGAAGTTTAGCTTGTGCGTTCTTAGTCATCATCGACCCTTAGGTAAGTCCCTTACTTGTGTCACAAGCTGGTCGTTCATAGGAGGCGGACCTCCTACTTGGTCAGGGTACGGACCTGGGGGATACCCATTTCCTCGCTCCTTACCGTTTTCTGGTCTGTTGGGAAGTGGGTTCACAAGGCTGTCCGCCGTGATATCCTCTGCCACCTCTCCGTGTTCCGCGGCAGACTCTACGTCAGACTCTTCCATTTCTCTCAGAAGAGAGTCATGAAGTGGTGACACCACTACTTCGAACCCGTTGATCGATGAAGGAACTTCCTTCTTCATGGCCCTTGGCATGGTAGTGTGCAGATAAAGAATAGGTTTACCATGAGGGGATAAATCGCGCCTCACATCCTTCACCCGTGGGTCTCCCTTAAACATATTCCTTAGCTTAATAACGGCCTCGTCTACCTCTTCTTCTGCTGCCCCTGATGGTGCAGAGGGGTCCCTCGGCAAGTTCATGAACTTTAGCCCAGGACGCGCTTTTTGACGGATGTCGTCTACTATCTCCTTTTCTACAAAGTCCTCAGTAGACTCCTCTTCCTTGGGGGCATCTGGGTTCAACATAGGCCTGTCGTTGACCACAAAAACACTACCACTGTCCTGGGTGGCAGGACCAGATACAGGCGCCCCGCCCGGAGGAGGGCTACTCACGGGGGCGACTGGCGGGAGGAAAGGGAGGTGCCCACCTCCTGGGGGATTGACAGCAGGAGGAACCTTCAGTGTGACGTCTCCTGGAAAACGACCAAACGGTGGAGGTTCAAACGCTTCTGGAGGAGGCGGAGCAGATACGGACTTAGGTACCTGAACGATGTAGTAAACGTCATCCTCTCCGATGACATGTGCGAAGGGGGGAGGTCCTTCAGGCACAGGTGGCATCCCCATGAATTCTGGGGGTGGCGGCATGTGATCGTGTGGAACAGGTGGCATCGAAGGACCCATTTCTGGAGGACATGCAGACCGTAACCATGCTTTCTTTATCTCTATTTCTTTTCCGTTGTCTATCCTACGAACCTTATACGCAGGACTCTTGTTGGCTTGTCTGACAACTTCCACAAGCTCCACCATAGTGGTCTCGCCTGTATCTGGATCCTTCTCCATCCATTGCTGCCCTACTTCAGGAACCACACCAATAGCCCCATTTGCGTATCTGATGATGTCCTTCTTGGACGCTATAAAAATGTGAGCAGAAACTCTAAGCCTATCAGACAAGGCGGCTACTCTTGACCTAAGTGGGTCATCGGTGGCTAGGTTACTGACCACATCCGCCAGTTTTTGAGACCCCTCTAGTGACATTACGCTGGGAACTCTCTCTACCTTAGATGGAGATGCAGGTATATAGGTAAGAGCCACACGAAAAGCAGAGTACTTGCTGATGGGGAAGTCTGTGTATCGGTATATACCGAAGTCTTTTTCAATGAACTGGTCAGCATCCTCCATAATTTGGAATACTTCTACCTTGTACCCAAACTCGCCCTTGACTTCCTCAAGGAAAAAAGACACGTCCTCTTCTCTATCAAATGGAATGTCGTAGGTAAGGTGCTTTGTCTTGACGGCGTTCTTCTTGCGAAGAAAGTCCCTAAACTCAGGATCCCGAAGAGCGTTGCCGGTAAAAGTTACACGCATTACCGGACCTGCGGTTTTTACTGTTGATGCATTCTTCGGCATTCTTTCACCTTCGCCAATAGTTTCTAACAACGCCTTGTCGGCCGCTATTACATAATTACCACTAATTAATATGGGTTCGTTTGCCACTAGATATATTTTGTATTGGAATTTTCCTCTTCTCTTAGAGGAAGGGTACTGGTCCAACAAAGTTTCAATCGTGTCGTCGACCTTAACTCCATAGTAAAGGTCTCCTTTCCTACGATTGGATTCCACGAGTAACATACGAACAAACGGGTCGGACTCAGCAAGCTCCTCAATCTGAGCCAGGTGTTCCTTGCTAGACAGCTTCTGTATGTCTTTTATCTTTGCCGCCTCTTTCAACGTGACGTAACTAGCACACTTGACATAGCTGCCCTGACTCCACCGGAACGAAGGGCAGTTTTTGTCTCCTACGCGGCAGAAGGCAAACCTATCTGTTACCTTAGTAACCTTTTCTGGCAGACGAAGGTCTGGGCAATCATCCTTTTCTACCTTCCAATTACCCTGAGCCCCCATGTAAGCGGGGATTAGCCCTATCTCTTCTACGTAGTAGTTCTTTATCTTGTCTGCTGCATCCGCTATTCTTTGAGCAGATAGAGGCATGTTTCTTTTGCGCAGAAGAGATTCTACTTTGATTAGGACATGGTGTGGGGACAACATTTCTGCTACCTTGAGGGAGGATGTGCCTTCGTTTAGAGCAGAAGTTTCTTCTTCCAAGTACTCAGACCACTTCGATAAGACGGACTCTCTGACAGAAGGCCAGAAGCTGTCTATGTAGTTCCAATAAGGTCTCACCTTCTCCAAGAAACCTGCCTCTACAGGTATCTTGTTTGACTTCTCTCTCATTGTACGTACGGTGTCAGACTCAAGCTTTGCATACTTTGTGTACGCCTTTGTCACCACCTGAAGAACTTCATCTAGTATTTCATTTTTCTCTTTGTTATCAAGTACTTCATCAAACACCACGGCGGATAATCCGACACGAATTTTGTCTATCGCTTCTAAGTGTGTGTCGATCTTGGGGAGTAGTGACATCTCTTTAAGATCAATGAAGAACTTTTTGGCCTCCTCTACATCATCCTGAAGTGCAACCACGGAAGGAATTAGATGAACCAGGTGCTGAGCCACACCCTCTTTTATGAGGGCGTCCCAGTCCGCCTCCGATATCTCCAGAAAGGCTATAGCCAGGTCTTTTCGCTTGTCCTTGTCAGTCATAGCTTACTTCGAGTAGGTACAGGTAGGCAGAATCCATATCCCTGTCATGTATCATCCTCATGAGATCTGGGGGTACATTCTCTTCTACAGATCCTGACTTTTTTGATGTAAGTCTAGCCTCTATAAAAGAGGCATACCTGTAGGCGGCAGTAGCAGCCTTCTTCTGTCCGCCTGCTTCCGCCTTCTTCCCAAGAGTAACAAGACCTCGTTTTGCTTCCTTGAGACCCAGAAGCTCCTGCCCGGAAGAGGCAACTCGTGTAAGAATGGAGTTGGCTATTCCTCGTGTATCCAGTACCAGGTCTATGTTGTCGTAGAAGCACTCGTTTATGCGGGTCTCTAGGTCTGAGCCACGGATGTCTTTCAAGAGAACAGAGTCAGGACCTAATTCCTTTAGCAGCTCTCCGGCAATTACTTCCTTCAGTTGCCTTATTTCAGGCCTTTGGTGTAGCTTCAGCCTAACCAGAACTCGGGTAGCTATGCGCCTAAACTCGTCCCAGTCCGCTTCTCCTGCGATGCGCACTAGCTCTTCCGCTTCGTCCGTAAATCCGGACTCTCTTAGTTCTTTGGCAAGAGAAGAAATCATGATGGGTTGAGTTCCTGGTGAAGGTATACCTACATAAGAAAGGTTTTGGCTTGGAGTTCCTAGGGGTCCCTTGTTTTGTTTGGACCTGGATTGCTGTCTGGCCTTTTCTCGTAGCTCCGTTGCCCTTCTTTTCTGTCCCTTGGGCCACAGCTCACAAATTATCTCTGTAGCGTCAGGGTCTTTGGACAGCTTCTTGTACTGTACACCGTTTTCGTTTAGGTCGTCGAAAAATGCTTTAGGAGAGTGGTCTCTGTCTTTTCTAAACTTGAGAACTATGGTCTTCAGCCCGGTCTGAGGGTCTGATATGGAGCGCATGTCAATATACCTAAGGTGGTGAGCCTTAAGTAGTTTTGTAGCTATTGCTCTTATGTCCACAGCAGAGGGCATTCATTCGCCTCTACGAGTTCTATTGAAAAGATCGGCAAGACGAGAAAGCCTGAGTTCTTCGTCGTCTATCTCTTGTATAGCCTCAAGCTCCTTCTTTACTTCTTCTTCCTTCTCTGCCGCCTGCCTAATCTCTTCTTCAGCTTCTTCGTGGACCCTTTGTAGGTCCTCCCTGAGCTTCTCTTCTTTTCTTCTGATCTTGTCATCTGTTGGTGCCTCCTTCTTTCTTCGACCAAAGAGAAAGAACACACCAGAAACTGTGACAATGGCCGCAACAACGTACCCCCATACCTTCTTAGAAAGGTCTGGCTTAAACTTGTGCAGCAGCAGAAGCACCAAGGCCGCTACACAGAACATTATCAGTAGAGATAGAGTTTGCATGTCACACTACTATGGGTTGGAAGGTAGGTAATACTCGCAGAGTTTCCTCGAACTGACCCTCAATCCACATCTGTACTATTACATCGTCGCTTGCTCCAATGGTCTCTATAGTAAGCTCATGGTATACGATCCCCTCGCCAAGAAAGACGGCAGGAAATACATGCCATAGAAGCTCAGAAGGTCCTACTACCTGGTCAAACATGACTGTAGAGAAGTTTCCTGCTAGGAGAGGGTCGTCACTGACACCCAAAGCTAGCACGTGAGACAGACTTGCACGAAAAGGGTCTGCGGTAGAAGTGTTCCTGAAGAATATTTTGGGGTGCAGAATAGGAGACACTGGAAGGTTGGTTTCCAGAGTTATGGTCCTCGACTCTGTGGGGGCCAACCGAATCGGGTAAAGTTGTCTTACAGGTATGAGCATTATAGAATCCGGGTTACGTCCCTTAGCCTCTTGGCTATGGACACTAGAGAGTAAGGAGATATACCGTTTTTATTACAGGCTCGTTCAAAGTGAGATTTAGCCTTTTTCCATTGGTCAGTCAAAGACTTGGACTCGTATATATCATCTGCAAACTTTCTCAGCACACTCTTCCAGAGTTCTGTTGCTTCTGGATTTATGGAAGACGGAGGGTTCTTGTATGATGGTGCCTTTTTCATACTTCTTCCTCCACTCTCAGACCGCTCCTAAGCTCTCCGTTTATGCCTGCGTCTAGCTGTGACTCTAGGGGTATGTAGGGTACGTCTGCACGTGTAACAGGTATCCTTGCTTGAAGTACGTTGGCACTTGGAGCAGAGGATATTGGGAATGTTTCTATGGTAACTTTTATAGCCATGTTCGTAGTTACAGGTGGTCTGCTGAACTGGAATATGAAGTCACCTTCTGCGTTGGCCCCGTTTCCAAATCTCTTATCAAACTCTATATACCTTATCTCAGAATTATTGTATAGAAGACTTATTCTTCCCTCTTTCGCATAGTTTGGGAATCCCAGTTCTTGGTCTGGGTCATTCAAGAATACCACAACCAACACCGTATCGCCATCAGCGATGTACTCGGCTCTAGCGTCTAACACTAGTCTAGTAGGTGTGGCAGGCATTGGTTTATAGTATCGGAGTTGGGGCCTTGAACGTGGTTCCCTGAGAACCGACCGTAGTGTTTCTGTTTCTGAATACTATGGTGTCTGGATTGCTTACGATGAGGGTAATTCTTTCTACGTTTGTACCAGCTGCAGCGTCGTAAGAGTAAGTGATAGTAAGCTCGTACATCTCGAAAAGAGCGTCAGACAAGTCTATGGGGGCAGAGTAAAGAAAGGAACTACCAGCCACCAGAGTAAGTGAAACTTCACCCAATGCTCCCATATTAAGATCTTTTACGTACACCCCAGTACTTGGGTCCATACGAAATATCTCGCAAAGAGGGTCAGCGTCAGGCGTTACTAAAGTTCCGTCTTCTCTCTTCGTAACTATGCTTACTGCGGTGAAGGCCTGATCTCTGTGCGCTATGATGGTCATTGTCCCTCCTCCAGAAGGTCTGGGAACTCATCCTCAGACAGAGAACGGTTGAACCCTCGTTCTATCTTTATGTGCTGCTCTATCGCCTCTAGCTCTTCATTTATCTCGTTGATAGTATTCTCTATCCCCATCCTGTTCTTCACGACTCGTACAACGCTGGAGGGCTTTGGGAAGTAAAATGCGGCGCCCGTCTTGGTTTTAACAACCTCTGGGGTTTGTCCCAAAAGCTCCGCCATCTTATTCTTGTAATCCCCCAGCAAATCAACCAAGTGGTCTCTGAAGGACGACCCTTGCGTATCTTTTTGCTCGTCTCCAGGAGCATTCGCCCACAGGATGATCATCCTGTATTTATCATCAAACTCCACAAACCCAGAAAATCTGTTCTTCTTTATGAGTTCCAGCTGGAACTCGGACAGGTGCTTTCCTATGAACTTCTCTTCTTTTATGTTCACGCTTGGAAACGCATCGTCTATCTGATCCGGCCGGAAAGGGAGCTTTACCAACGTTACCAGTTGAGAATTTCCTGGTCCGGGCTCACTTATCGAGGTCAGCAGCTCGCTCTCTAATGACATCTCGTCTACTGCTCTGTTTCCTCTTAGCATCCCTCTCGCCACATCAAACTTGGATTCAAGAAGAGAAACCACCTTTTCTACATAGTTGTCATACGGAGAGGTGATCGTAGCCTTCCTACCTACAAGGGAAGCCTTTACGGCACCCTTTGACTTGTCTTCTATGTCATTTAGGACTTTGGCCCATTCCTCTGGGGTACCCTTGTCATGGAACATTACGGAAATCTGGTAGGAGGGCTTGGCTGTGAGTATGTTGGTTATCTTTTCTCTCTTTGTGTTCGAACCTTGGTCCCAGTCAGGTCTTACCGACAACACAGCCCTAGTAAGGTCCCTCAAGTCAGAAGGAGCAACAGCATACCATTTTGGTTTAGACCCTGTACCTTCCACGTAAGAGTTCAAAAAGTATAAGGTGAGGAGGGGACCCTCAGGAGATGTACCTGCGGTAGAGTTGATAGCAGCGGCCAGATCGTCGTACCTCTTGTCGAGAAACTCACTTCTTTCCTTGCTATTTCTTACAGCATCGTCTCCTACTGTGTAGGATTGCCCTTCCGTGGAAACCTTCTTAACAGAGGCTATCAGAGAGTCTACCAGAGAAACCAAGTCCCTTCCGGTGGTTCCTTCTAAATGAGGGTCGTTGTCGTCGTGAAACCTAAGCTCGTAAAGCTTGTCCCGTAGCCTACGAAGTGGCCTGTCCAACGCGTTGAACTCCCCGCCAGAAAAGTTAGGAGAAGGATTCTTGAATGTTCCTTGGGTCGAAGAGTCTATCCATTCCATCCTTTTCTTTGTGGATGGGAGTTTGTACCCTCGGTTCTCAAGGTATCGCACCAAGGAAGATATGATGGATATAGGCTGACTTACGGGAGGAAGGCTGTCGCTCTTTAGATTGTTATGAGCGTAAAGTACTGAAAGTAAGGAGCTTATGTCCTTATCGAAAAGTGTGGGGTCGCCAACCAAATTGGCAAGGGTAGCCAGCTTGATGTTAGAGGTGGACAACACCTCTCTGGCTACTCTCTGAAGGTACAGGGCCCTTTTCTCTAGTTTTATTCTGGCATTCATACTAAAACTACCTAGTCTTTTTGGGCCTTATAGCCTGCCACGTGCCTAGATCGTACCCGTCTTTGGTTAGCTGGTCAAAAAGCTTCTTAAGAAGCCTGGACGCTGGTTTAGCCATAGAGTAACCGTCGTAACACAGCCCATTGTGCAGCTCACTTATGGACCTAGTCAGAGTGTTCTTTGCGTGCATAGAGCAGGATCCAGATCCTGCAGGAGATACGTACATGGGTACGTTTCTCCTCGCACATTCCTTAGCCCAGAACTTGTGTGCAAGAGCCCACTGGTCCCCTTCGTTCTTAGGGGACACAATCATTCTACGACGCTTAGGATCTTTAAGGACCGCATTCCAACACTTCTCTGCCTCCGGAGATGCCCCTTGAGGTGGGTGCCCCACCTTAGGCGACCCCTTACCTGCTCTGGCCATTCTGAGTCTTGTGGCCTTGGGTATGGCCCTGGCCTCGGCTACGACCTCTCGAATCTCTTCTTCCGTGAAGGATGTGTTGGCATCCGCCTGTAGATTGAGAGGCATGAGAGGTCTGTTGAGGAAGCCGTTCGCCTTCAGCCAAGAAGTAGAATCCTCTAGGTCAGTCGGCTTCCACACTAGAGCTACTGCTTCTTGTAGGTGATCTAGCCTTACCTTGTTCTGAACATAGACTTTGGCCATGTTCCTCATTTGCTCTTCGTTCTTTATCCCCAGGAGCCTTAGTCTTCCCAGGAACTGGGAATAGTACTGCTCAGGAAGCACCTTAAACATCTTGAGCCAAGCAGATTCCTCCTCCACGATCCTCCATAGCAGTTCCTTAGGCGCGTAAAGAACTGCCTTCTTTTGTTGGTCTAGGGGGAGAACGTCCATCAGAAAAACTCTCTTATGATGTCAATTTCAGAACGGGCTTCGCTGATCATACGAAGGGCCATGTCCATTTCTTTGTTGTGATTCTTCTTGTGTGCTACAACAGCTTTCACTGAGGCAAGCACCATAGCCTTAGCAAGAGGCAGAGAATTAGGTACTCCCTGCGCCTCCAGCCTCTTTGCAGTCTTCGCTATAACAGAGGCTATCCTCTTTTTCTCGTCAGCGACAGAGGCAGACCTTTGGTTACCACCGCCCCCAGCGGACTGCTGGGCTACCTGCTGAGCACCCTGTCCTATCATTTGTGCCACGTTTCCTGCGATGTCGGCCCACATGTCTGGGGGTAAATTCTTAGCAAATTGCATTATCTTGGGGCCAAGTTTGGCTATCATGGGTCCAAGAGCGCGCACGAGGGCGAGAAGCGCAGGATGGGCTGTCTTTTCCACGTCTGCTTTTACCATTCGACGCATCTTTGCGGCTACTTCTAACATTCTCTTTTCTTGCGATGTGTTCATGGCCTTCCTTACCCACTTTCCGTTGTCTTTCTTCCAATTTTTCTTTACGGCTCCCCAGGAATATTGATACTTGTTTTCTACGTCACTCCCCGCGTTCTCGTAAGCATTCATCCAAACTTTTTGCGCGTCCTCTGGGAGTGACTTCACCTGTGTAGGCAGGTCTTTTATACTGGAGTAGGGCATCAAATCCTCTCATGAAGTGGAAGGCTTCGGGTAAACTTCGGCTCCTTCACTACAGTTTGTGTTTGAGGTGCCTTAACATACGTGACTATTCTTTCGTCTGTACCTTCAAATCCTGGTCCCAAGGCTTCTTTGTCCTGGTCTTCTTCCTGGTCAAAATCTAGAAACCTAGATAACTTGTCCGCTACATTGGTTTGTCCTCTTTTACGCGCCTCTTTGGCCACTGCTGCCAATTTGAGCTTTGCCTTCTTGGGCATGTACGTCACTAGGGCGCGGTAAAATACTTGAAACCCGTCTGGACCCATTTCTCGTACCTCGGTGACCTCTATCTCCTGCTCCGCCTTGTCCGTAACAATCTTTATTTGGTGCCCCTCCATGTCATCTACAGCCAAGGCCTGGGAAGAATCCAATAGACGAATTCTCATGTCACCGTCCTTCATGGACAGTATTTCTACTGGTATGACTACATCTCCTGCTTGAAGGTAATTTTCGCTGTCAGAAGAGGCCTCTACCTTGTTACTGAGACTTACGTTCCATGACTTTTCTTTCCCGACATTAATGTCCACCGAATCTACCCTCCAGGTCAGGGATTTAACAGCAGCATAGTTCTTTGGACTCTTGCTGTATTCTAAGGTTACATGGGGGTTGTAGTTCTTTCCTGTGAAGGTCTTATCAATGAGACCGGGCTTCACGAACTCTATGGCGTCTAGACACATGTCGTGGAAATCAGTGAGGGCAGTAGACTTAACCTTTGCAACATGAGGGTAAGTTCCATCTTTCTGAGGAGTAGGGAAAGTTGTGGTCCCATCGAGCTGCACTTCAAAGGTTCCTATCTCTTTTGCTATATCCTCAATAAGGGGTATTATTTCCTTGGCGTCTTCCTCAGAAATAGAAGGGAAGTACATCACTGTAATGTGCGGGCCGTACTCCAAGTCTGAGGCAAAGGGCATATGATCTGCTATGTTCTTTGGGACGCTTATGCCTATGATTCCACTGTCCTTTTTGGACGCAGATATGAGTGGCCTCTGGTCATCTGAGGAAAAAGAGAAACTGATGACAAATGGCATGTGGGAGTATCTTTCAAAAGTGGACCCAGAAGGAAGGTCCGTAACTCCAGTAAGGAGTCCCATAAACTCATCCGTTCCTGCCCTGAACCTTACCGCCTTGCCTACTCTTGACTTGATGTACCTATAGATGTGCTCTATGTCTGATTGAGTGTCATCCTGATCTGTGGACCAAAGGAACTTTATCCTAAGCGTTCCTTCGCTCTCCTTGGACGAAAGAATCGTAGCTTCAAACGACTGGGAGTCCAACGTGATGGACACGTCCTTGTTTAGATACTTAGTCAGTACCCTAGAAGCAGACTCTGGGTCTGTTATCTTGTCAGCCGTAAGAAAACGTAGTTTCATTTGTTGAGTACCGAGTCTATGGCCCTGTCTAAACCTTCTACCCATCTGCGGCACATTCCTGCATTGGGAGAGTAGAAGGATACTCGATCAAAGGTGTACGCACGTACACCATCTATCAGAAATTCTTCCATTAGAATTCTGTGGTCTGCCGTTACTATTGGCTCCCTTACTACACCGTGATTTTCTAGCTTGGCCCAGGTCAAAGGCTTAGGTAGACTGTAATTTTGCCCAGTCTTTCTTAGAAGACTCTTTTCTCTTGGTGAAATTTCAAATCTGTAGCATTGTTTGCTTCCAAGGTACTCTACCAGCCTAACTATAGCATCCCGGTCCAAACCGTAATCAGGTTTGGTTTTGAGCAGGGTACAGAGACCACCAGAACATATCAGGTGCTTCTTCTGCGTTGCCCTTCCTCCACTGGAGGGGGACACAACGCTCGGAACAGGAGCGGCCTTTTCTTTAAAGTCGTAGCCCTCAGACGAAAGAGCCTTCTGTATACGCATGAGAAGACGTAAGGCCCTGTCATTCTTTGTATAGGAAGAAGATTCCACAAAGTAAACTAGGAGGTCATCAAACGCGTTCTCTACCTCCTTGTTATACTTTTTCTTCTTCTTGCTCTTCTTGCCAGAAGCAAGAACTAGCAGTCTGCTAACGATATCACTCATCGGAATCTCCTACAGAAGCCAATAGCGCTCTAAACCTCATGAGATGAGTGGACGCTACTCGTGCAGACGCTTCTCTTATCGGTCTGTTTTTTCTGGTCAGCATTTCGTTAATAGCTGGACTGGCCTCCAGAGCGGCTACCACTTCTTCGTAGGCCCTGTAGATTAGACCCGTATCCTGGCTCTGACCGGTCACAGCAGCCAGGAACTCTGCTCCTGCAATAGCAGCGGAGGCTACCAGTGATCTCGGGTGTGTACCGTCAGCCTGTTGCAGTATGGACGCTATGTGTTCCAGTCTATCCAGGTTGTCAGACACCTTTAGGAACCTTTTTTGGAGGTCTGGTCTCATTGTGCGTCCTCATTCATTTTCGCTACTATTCTCTCAAATCGCTGTAGAAGCACTTCCATACGAGAGGCTGTTTTCTTATTGGCTACTATGGCAGCGGACAGGGCGCTAATGTCCCTTGATTTCAGGGCGGAATCCATCTCTTGGGCGTGTGCGTTAACCCTGTTGGATATCTCTCCCATCTCCTCTATAAAGGAGGAAAGGTAATGCATGGTTTTCATGTTGTTGGCCAGTCTGAGTAGACGAATTTTGTGTCTTGCCTTCATGATACAAGGATAAATACGAAAAAGCACCCAAGTGTTTTAGTGAACGAGCTAGTAGTACCTCTTTAGATTACTATTTTACTGTATATGTCTAGGATATACCACTTGTCCCTGTACTCCGTAATTTGCGTATCTGCAATAACTACAGCGTGGGGAGTGGTGGCCAATGATGTTAAGAGCTTTTTGATTGGGCCTGTCGTAGCACTCTCGGTTTGGATGGTTATGGACGAGGAAGAGTAAGTGTCCACTTAGCCTGCCCGCAGTCCCATACTCTAACCATTCCTTTCTGTAGCCCTGTGCTTCCTGGGAATTTCATTCGATGGTAGGAGTTTCCCTTCATATCTGTCCATACGAAAGATACGTGCTGACTTGTCAATTCCCACCCAAGAGACTTTAGATACGACCCGTCACCATACCTAAGGTCTATAAAAGTCTGTACTGATTTAGGGTCTAGTGCACTAATCGCATGAGACAGCAACTTTGAGAACCCACCAACAACTGTCACGCCAGGCCGTGAGCAAAACCTAGACACATCCAACACGCCTTCCTTTTTCGATTTGAATCGAACTTGCATGGCCGCTAGCGTGTTACCTTCTCTATCTACAAGGGAATATATGGTGCCACTGCCCTTGCCCATAAGGTGAAAATCTGAAAAGAAACTAGTACTTCCAGGTACAACATTTGTACTCCTGGCATACACCTTCTTGTTACCTCCAAGAAAGTTCAGCACAATAGACTTGCATATGTTTGGCTTTGTTAGTATTTCGTCTTCTCTAAAGAAGAAGGGACGGAACCCTTTACCTATGTAGGCCTCTCTTTTCTTCTTATGGTACTTCTTATCTGACTTCTGGGCCTCTGAGTGCCAAAACAAACCGTCGCATTCTATGATTAGCTTCGCTCTTGGAAGAACTAGATCTGGAAAGTAAGAGGTGCCATCCAGCTTTTTGTTGCGTATCAATTCTTCCCCTACGTCAAACCAAGATGCCGCTATGTTTTCTAGGGTGGACTCTGTCTTGGAGAATTTATCAAGGATAGTTCTGGCTTCTGCTCCAAATTTGTTGACGGCAACGTTGACCGTGGCGTAGGACGACCCTATCTTTTCCGCATACTGTCGCTGTGTCATCCCATCGATAAGCGTAGACGTTCCCCTTTGGTCTCTTCTCCTCATCGTTTCTTCATAAGAAGGAAAAAACGTGTACTCGGGGTCTTCTTTTAGGCACTTGAACACCCAAGAAGACGTGTGTTCTATTTCCTTTCCGGTTCTCTTGTCTTTGACGCGTAGAACCTTGTCCGAAGACTTCTGAGAATCCTGCAGAGACACCAACTCAAAGTTGTCGGACACAGCCTGGAGTCTTATGCGAAAGTACTCCTCACTGTAGGCTGCTGGAAGTCCTAATCGAAGAGTAAGTCTGCTTCGACTCTGTCCCATGTCTTTCGCGACCTTGGACATGGATTCTCCCTTTGCCCACCTTAGTATGGCTGCTTTTTCTTCTGCTGACTTATCAAGTAGAAGTGAGTCTAGTGAAGCACTGTGACTTTTCTTATCGCGGGAAAACAGAAACACTTCTGGGTCTGCCCGTAGTTTAGAAGTAAGCTCTTCACTAGTGATATCTCCTGACGCTCCGTCCCTAGTATCCTCCACAGTTAGATAAACGTAACTGGTTCCTGTACCAGACTTTTTACGTTCTACCTTTAGACACTTCAGGTGGGGAGCAAGCAAGGATAGCCTAAAAGAGTATGACTCCTCAGACCCCTTGGGTGGAATTCCCAAGGCTGGTCTGACCATTGACGTCTTAACCCCCAGGTCCTTCGCAAGAGAAGACAGCTTTTCTCCCTTCGCCCAGCGAACCAACAGACTCTGTTTTTGCTCCATGGATGGATGATAACACCCCTCCGTAGCGATAGCCACTTAAAAAGAAAAGCCCCGTATTACGGGGCTTTTCTTTCACTAGGAATTAGACTCAGACTCTGACGCCACGGTCGACGGCGCGGCCGTTTACGATCACCTGGCCCTGGATCTGCTCCATGAACCAACCGCGAGACGGACGTCCCTGGTTGTAGGTGTCGATTGCGCGGGAGTCCAGCTCCTTACGCTGAGTGATGGTGCCGAGGGTCACCGGAGAAGCCGTGACGTAAACCTCACCAGGCTGAAGAACCTGCAAGGTGTCGTAGCGGTATCCGTCGGTGATGATCTCCATGCCGAGCATGGAGCCAAGACGACCTTCGAGGATAAGCTCGTGCTTGTGGACCTGGTCCCACCAAGCAACGAAGTCTGCATCTGCGATGATGTCATCCCAGATATCCCATGCGATGACCATGGTCGCCGCTGGGGTACCCCAACGGTTGACCTGGGTACGCAGGGTGGTAAGAACGGAGGGGTTGAACGTGGTGAAGAGAACCAGATCGTTGAAGGTCGTGGCAGCGCGGTTAAGCAGCGCACGGGTGATCAAGTCCTCACGACGAAGAATCGCCTCAAGACCGTCCTGGAACTTCTCGTCGAGAAGGTCAGTCGAAGCCTGCTCAATTTCCTTGTCCTCGATGAGGATGTTGGCGATGAGGTAGAACTCCGGTGGGTAGACGTAGGGCTGACGAATGCGCTGCTCTTGCACCTTCACGTCAGTGGTGACCTGGTAGGCCACAACGTCCTTACGACGAACCTTGACGCGACCGGTCTGACCCTTGGAAAGGGGCATCACGGAAAGGAGGCGACGGCTAAAGCCTTCGCGACCAAGGGTCTCCCAGATCTCTTCCGAGATAACCTCACCAAGAACCTGGAACTTGGTTCCAGACTTGTCGAAGTAAGCCTCACGAAGGTGGGCGAGACGAGCATTGGCGTTCTCTGTAGAGGCCTGCTTTGTGATAACGTCCTCACGAGACTGCGAGAGAACGTTGCTGATGACCTGCATCAGCTCGTGCTTAGAGCTAGCGTTAAGCTCGCCATTTGCACCAAAGGCAGGACCGGAAGACAGGCGGCTACGGCCTCCTGCAAGACGAACACCACCACGGACACCGTCCTGAGAAGCGGCGGGAACGTCAGGAGCAGAGCGCATCACCTTGACGCCGGGACCAGAAGCATACGGATTTGACATTGTTTGTTTTCTCTATTGGTTGTTGGATTGTGAACAATGAGACTATTTTTTGGATAGGAGTGGTCCATATTCTCCTAAAGTTTTTCTAATACTGGCTTCTTGGCGTCCCGGAGATGATTTGCCGGGAGTTTGAGACTACGATATGAACATAATAGTCCATAACAAAATTGTCTTTCTCCTGATCGAAGAAAATTTCACCTGAATCTTTTAATTTGTGCTTTTTGTAGCGATGCAGCTACCACAGAAGCAAATGACGACCCAACCACGTGCAATGCAGCATTAGCAACTGGCCTAAGTGCAGGAGCCAATCTCACCCCTAATTCTTGCGCTCCCTCAGGGAGAGTAAGGTCGCCTGTGATTTCTAAATCGGTTGTTGCAGGAGATGACACCACAACTGATTCCGCAAGATATTGCTCTGCTACGCTTCTGTACTCCCTTTGGTTGAACCCGTTTTTGGGAGGAGTATGCTGCTTGCTACTTGGTATCTGTACGGTCATACCCTGTATATACTATGAGGACAGGAAATGTTAGACAAAAGGATTTGTTATGCTGTCCAAGGTTGAAGAGTATAACTTGAAGATGAAACGCATGAGCCTGTCAGACAGGTACAGAGTCTTAGAGGAAGTCACTAGTGACCCTCTTACTTTCGTATTCCTTGATGTAGAGAGTGAAGAAACTTTCGAAAAGAAATGGAAGACTTTCCTAAGGTCTGCTAGAAAAGAGGACCATTCTTTTAGGACAAGCAACAAGAAGAAAGTTTGGCAGGATAAGCTTCATGAGGTAGCTCCTGGAAGGTTTGTAGTTCGTGACACAGACCAACAGACCCCAACAAGAATAAGGGTTAAGGTGGAGGACCTCCTGGACCAAAACAAAGAATTTTGGTATGATGGGTACCTCTTGCTCAAGAAGCTGAGGGACGAACCTGACGTATCTTTTTTCCTGTCTTCGAATGAACGATCGGAAAAGATAACTCTATCGAAGATAGAACTTGGGATCACCAGGTTGCTAGACGGGAAAACAGCAAGACAAGTATCCAAAGAAACAGGATACTCTTACACCCATGTGATTAAGCTTCTAAACAGGTCGGAGCTTTCAGACGACCAAGTCAAATCCCTACTCTACTCAGGTGAAAAGGGCTCTTCTCTGGATAAGGCTGTGTCAGATATTCTGCGCAGGATCACAGATGAGATTCCTGTGGTGGACAAGAAGCTGGAGGGGTCGAAGTATCGTCCTGACTTCCTTCTCCCCTACTCCAAGGTCATTATTGAGGCCGATGGACTCTACTACCATAGAGAGGAGTTGGTGGGAAAGAACTACCACAGGGATAAGAGAACAGAATACGAAACTCTAGGGTATAGAAGCCTCTTTCTACGGGAAGATGAGATACTTACTCGGCCCTCTGCAGTTGAATCTGTCATAAGAAATGCTCTAGGTCTCTCAACAAGATTCTACGCCAGGAATACTAGGGTAGAGGAGATAGACGCATCGTTCTTCTCTTCCAACCACCTCATGGGTAAGGGACGAGGAAGATGCATCGGCCTATTACACAACGGCACAGTAGTAGCTGGTATGCAACTCAAATCCGTTAGTAAGCAGAATAACCTTCATGAAATATCTAGGTTCTGTTCCGCACCAGGTGTATCGGTAGTCGGTGGTTTCTCTAAGCTAGTTTCCCACTACCTAAGAGAAAATCCCTTGGTTAAGACCCTACGGACCTTTGTGGACTTGAGGTATGGTACAGGAACCTACCTGTCAAAACTTGGATGGTCTCTGAAGTCTTGCAACCTGAGCTTCTGCTGGGCTAAGGGTTCTGTTACTTTCCACAGAATGAAATTCCCAGGATATTCTGGTTTTGACGAAGGATATTGGAGAGTGTGGGACTGTGGACAAGCTAAATGGGAGCTTAAAACGAAAAGAGCCACCTAATAGGCGGCTCTTTTCAAGCAAGCTAACTAAGGTCAGCTAAGGCCAGAGAACTTCACGCCAAGACGGCCGTCAGCCACACCTGGAACCTGGGAGACGATACCTACGGCAACGCCACCAGCGGCTGTGGTTACACGACCGGCTGCACCGGAAAGTACGACGTCACCAACAGCGTAAGCCTGGGTGGTATCATACATGGTGGTGAAGATTTCGCCTTCCATGCAACCGACACCAACAGAGCTGAAGTAGTCCTGGGCGCGGTTGTTGATGGAGCGCTCGTGCCAGGTGGCAAGAGCCTCTTCAAGGGTGGGGGTGTAGCGATAGGTCACGGTCACGGTCTGACCGGCTTCCGCCACGTTGAAGGTGATGGTTCCCTGAGCGTTATTCATCTGGAACTCACCAGCGGCCGGAGCACCAGCGTTCTCTGCAAGTACACCAGTACCAGAAGCGACAGCACGAGTGTTGAGCGCAACAAGGTTGGTGTTCCTAAGAGAAACGGTGCCACCGCCAGCAGGAACAGTAAGCTCCTCGACAACGGTCTGGGTGACATACTTGAGAGCGTCGGTGATAGCGAAACCTGCGACGCGATCAGTACCAGCACCTGCGCTGGGCTGAACGGCCAGGGTTCCGTCTCCGGCGTCAACGTACATCAGAAGCTGACCTTCTTCAGTGATGTTGGCACCGGCAGCGACAGCACGCTCACGGATGTCGTTAAAGTACGAACGGGTTAGATCAAAAGCCATGGTATATTACTCCCTCAGAGAATCAACGGTTGTGTAGCCGCCTACGGAAGCCCAACGCCTCACGGAGAGAAGACTTGTCGTCGTCCTGTTCACTTCCGTAAGAAGCGGTACGGGTCTCCAGAGGAATGTTGTGCATTGCAGATCTGGCGGAGGGGATGTCGTCAGCTTCCGCCACCACTGGCGTACGATGACTGAGTCCCTTGATCTGCTCTTCAAGCTCCGCAAGAGCCTCCGGCTGGAGGTCCATCCACTTGAAGGCCTGCTTGAAGCAGTTCTCAAAGTGTTCTGGCGCGCTTGACTGATAAGCTGCTTCAATAATTGCGACAGCCTGACGATCGCTGATGCCGGACTCGGTCATCCTGTTGAACAACTCACCCTTGAGCGGGTTGTCCGTAAGGAAGTTCTTTGTCTGTGCAACAACAACCAGGTTAAGCATGTTGAGTGCGTCGTCACGGAGAGCAGCCTTGGCCTTACGCATTTCCGTTTCCGCCTTCTTGTTCGCAGACGCTTCCACCTTCTTAAAGGCTTCGGCGCTGTCTACTGAAGCGACGTAAGGACGGGCGCGAACGCCGTCCAGGACCTGCACGAGGTCAAATTGCTTAGCTGCCTCACGGACACCTTCGGCATACTTTTCTGTGACGAAAATCTTTGCGATCCTCTCTGGCTCTTCCTGGTCAGCGAGACGAATCTCGGCGACAGGACGACCGGAAGCAAGAACCACCCAGTGGGGGTTCTCGGTCTTGTCCCCATAAAGGAGAAGATCGAGACTTGCGGTCTTAGAGATAAGAGAAGGGTCCACAACAGGCGCACTGAGCTTTTCCGGAGCAGCTACTGCAGGGGCAGCAGCCACGGGAGCGGCAGTACGGGTTTCGTCGCTAACATTGGACTGAGACTTTGGGCTCGACTTGGCGGTTGATTCCTGACGGGCAGCCAGGCGCTTCTGACGAGCGGCTCTTAAGGCTTCTGCATTGTGCTTTGCCATTTTGTTTAGTACCTTTCGGTTGGGCCTAAGAGCTTGTGTTGAGGGAGACAAGGCACCATTACCCTGAATCCAGTCACAAGGACTTTCTACGTAGATATGCAAGTAGAAGGACTCTTTTAGACACTTTGTTCAATCTTTTTTTAAGATTCTCGCTAGAGGCAGCTTTTTCTCCGCCTTTTCCTTCGCCTAAGTAAGACTTAAGCGAAGAGAATTCTTCCTTTAGTTTAGGTATGTTTTGCTCCATTAGGGATCCTGCCACACCATCCAAGCCAAACAGAAGTTCTTGATACACATCTGCTTTTATTTTCGCCAAGGTAAGTGTCCTTACCATTTGCTTCATGGACGGAGCTGCGTTTAGCTTCGCTGTGGCTTCTTCCTTTGAAAGACCTCTTGCCATCAACTGGTCTCTTCCTTCTGTGAACCGAGAGCTAAAGGTAGATGTTAGTCCCTTTATGATCCTATTGTGCTTGTCCAGAAGGGCCTGAAGGTCTCTAGCATAGTTGGAGCTGAACGCTTCTACGGAATCAGAAATGGTATCTATGGCAACTTCGACGTTGCCTAGCATTTTCTTGTAGTTTTCCTTGTTGAGGGAAAGCACCGTCTTCTCCGCTCCCCTAACCATAGCTTCTGCCTGATCCAATGGTTGGGTGACTGCTTCTATTATTCCTTCTATTTCCTTAGAAGCTTGTTGCTCCGCTTGAGTTCCACTGCGGGCCTTGTCCAAGAGCTTTTGCGCTATGTTTCTTACGAGCTTTATTCTCTGAGACAAAAGAACCAATTGCTTGGCTACCTTTTTGTTTGGAGACGAACTGGTTAGAACCAATTCTTCTTGTAGGTTGGCTACCTTCTTGCCGTAAGAGGACATTAGTTTTTCTAGTGCGGACTCCATCGACTTTAGCATCGGTCTAGAGTTGTCGTACACTGAAGCCATCTCATTCAAGACGAGATCGTATGCCTGCACTCTTGAATTTGCCCGCATAAGGGCTGCATTCATCTTCTGTATGGAAGGTATGGAGCCAGCCTGCTCTGCCGCCTGTTCTGGGGTCATGCCCTTGGCCCGAAGCTCCTTCAATGCAACTTTGAACCTTTCGCTAAGAACCTTTTTGAGGCCTTCGGCTGCTGTCATGGACTTCTGCCTATCCTCATGGAATACGGAGCCAAGGTCGCTACCCCATTCTCTGAAGAGGGATATGGCTTTCCTGACAGCTTTTTCTGCTAGTGGCAGCTTAGAACCTGCAGTCTGAGGGGTAATTTCCCCCAAGGAGAACTCAATTCTCTTAAGCAGAAGGTCTAGAGAGTCGAGAGGTTCTAGCGCCTGCTGCACTAAGGGAGTAAGACTTTGAGAAAGGTCAGGGTCCTTAGAGAACTCTTGCAAGTGGTTCTGTGTCAACCTTCTCAGATTTTTCGTCTTCAGAGAGATGTTCTTTGCGTAACGTCGTACCTCTGACAGGTGGTCTCCTTCTTCTACTACTTCCCCCTCGGCAAAGTCTGAGAGGCCAAGCTCTTTATGTCTCTCCTTCCCTGCTGTAGCGTTCTCATACGCCTTCTGAAAGTACTCCTCCATCAAAGGCTTCTTGTCTTCAGGTATGCTATCCCATTGTTCTTTTGATATGAAATGGGACCAGATGGGTTCCTCTTCTGGCGTAGCCTCAGAGGCGTCTGCGGGACCCTCTTTGAGCTTTTCGTCAAGTGCGTCTGCCTTTTCCAGCAGGCCTAACTCTCTCTTAGAAAGATTTTCCCCTCTCTCCTTCTTTAGGCGTATCCTCCTAATGACAGTGGGGTCGAGTGTAGGGGAGTCAGCCCACACCAATAGACGAGCAACCTTGTCTGCATAGACACCAAGGTTATTTGCTACTATTAATCTTCTTCTCATAGTGTAATTGGCCTTACGTGGGCACTACATAACTAACCAACATACACTAAAATTTAAGTAACCATTTTGCTTGACCACAATCCCATATCTTGAACAGTCCTTTATCATATCCAGAGTTTCCTGGAAAGGACATGCGATGAAAAGAGGAGACCCCATCTGTCCACCTAAAACTTGGCTCTTCAGTCTCCTTTACCCACCCTTGCATAGGAAGATGTGACCCTGTTCCGTACCTTCTGTCAATAAATGTCTGAATACTGGTGGGTTGTTCGGTACACTGCACATGCTTTATGAGCCTAGACCACCCACCCAGAACTGAAGTAGTGTGCGCTGTGGCAAACCTACTGACATCTAGAAGTCTGGTCTTTTTGTTGACCCATCTTATCTGTATTCCAGCTACCACTTTGCTGTTGTACACAAGGCCGTAGCACCTGCCCGATCCTTTGCCCATAAGGTGAGTTTGGGTGAAAAACTCTGGGTCTATTTCTCGAACAAAGCACTTACGCGCAAAAACTCTATGTTCGTTTGCTCCAAGAGCGTTTAGTGTAATACTTCTGACAACATCAGGATTTTCGTAGATCTCGTCGCTTCTGAAGAACAGAGCACGGTATCCCGCTTTCTCGTAGGCTCTAAGCTTATTTCTGTGATAATTCCTGCCGGGACTCCACGTGTCAGTCGTAGATCCATCACTATGCCAATAGAGACCGTCAGCTTCTACTATGACTTTCTGATCTTTAAACCTAAGGTCTGGTCTGTAGGACGTTCCAGGAAGACCTCTGTCTACCAGGGGATGAAAGGAAGAGAACAGGTCTGAGGTAAACCGTGTAAGCGCAGAACCGCCCGGAGTGTAAGAATCAATAATAGGAGCAGCCTTATCCTCCCCTAAGCGTAGAACCAGACGCTGCGCAAAAGAGTAAGCAGACCCTATCTCCTGAGCCTTCTCCCTCATGGTCATTCCGTCTATGACCTTGGTAAGCCCCTTTTTAACTCTTGTTACGCGTGTTTTGGCCCTTACTTTTTCATTTTTCTGGGGGTTGTCGGTTCCATATCTGTTACACAAGGTACCTTTTATTCTATCACGCACATCCTCTGACCCAAGAGGACTGTCAGCTCCATACCTGTCCTGATTTGTGGCTATAATCTTCGCTACCACCTCAGGGTGCTGGGTGTGGTGCACTCCGTCGTACTTGGCTTTGGAGTTGTCTATTGCCTTCTGTCTAAGCTCGGGAGATTGCATAGGATGCTCCACCCCGTACCGCTCAAGGTGAGTCGCCTTGAATTTACCTGAAATTTCGTCAGACTGCAGAGGAGACTCAACTCCGTAGTTTTCCAGCAGAGTCTTACGTGCCTTGTCTCTGAATTTCTCAGACTGGAGGGGGAACTCAACCCCATGCGTCTCCCTGTTGGTAGATTTTCGGACCTCGGTAATCTCTGCTTTGGAGCGACCAAAAACTTGGTCTGGGTTTTTCTTCAGAAGATAAACGATATACTTTAGGTAGTGAGTGAAGGGACGGCCAATCACCTTGTCTTCAATCGTTACCTTCGTACCTCCCTCAGAGGGTTCTGCCGACAGAACAATGAATCTTCCTGGTGCTACGGATTCAATAGACGCCTGACTCTTGGCTTTAAGCGTCTCCCCCGGTCCGGAAACCGTACCTCTTTTTAGGTTCGCCAAGAAAGGCTTGAATTTATACTCCTTGGACACGCCAGATACAGAGTCTCTGATGACTGCTTTTTGGGACTTTGGGTTGTAAGACACTACCTCAAAAGTATCGGCACCTACGGCAGCCATGCGCTGCTCCGCCTCCAGACGGAATGGACATTCCCCCTCGGAGACAGAGGTAACGTTACCACGTGTCGCTGACCAGAAGACTCCATCTGGTTTCTGACGCAATTTACTTAGCCAAGACGAGTGTTGATATGTGAACTCGACACCCCAACGCAAGTCCCGTAAGTGTACCCTCTTTGTATCTGCGTCTATTCGGACCACCTCATAGTGGTCTACGATAGCGTCAACCTTCTCTTGATACTTTTCTAGGTCCATATCTGCTGTGTAGCAGTACGTATGGAAGGAGTCAAGATAAAAGTTGCTAGAGGGTGAGCCACATCGAAAGGCTCACATTTATGTGTAACTACCTGAAATTATTCAGCCCCACGGTTTTACCCAGCGATCGTGAGCGGTGTGGTCTGCAGGATCAGCAACAGAAGAAGTCTCTATGAAGTTTACGCGGTAGCAACGCTCGTACACCAAGTGACCCTCTAGGATTCTTCCCTTACCTCTTCCGTACTCCTGGTGACGGCAGGCTATTTTACCGTTAGGGCTGACAGCCCCACAGCCTGGGTAAGAGCACTGGGTATATGAAACCAGGGCGCCCATAGAGAAGCCTGTGCGGTCCCTGCGAAGAATGGAGTTGGCCAGATCTCTGTCTTTGGTCCTGTCCCATCCAGCAAGAACGACGATCTTGTACCTTCCATCAGCCATCTTCTGAAGGGAGGAGTCAAAGTGCACTCCTTTGGCCTTCCTTGGATCTCGGTTGTCATGATCCATGTGAGTAGGCTTGCCTATGAAGGTCTGGTATACCAGCCTGCCTATCTCTGGGTTAAAAGACGTTACCTCGTCGTAGGGAAACTCATCTAGATTTCTGTTTGGGCAACCTACGGTTACGATAGGAATCTCGTTTATGATGTAGTCACGTATATCAGCTGATATCTGATACTGCTCAGCAGCCATAGGCAACCAGGACACGTCCAACGAGTGAGTCTTGTTGAGGAAATTTTCTGAAGCTACCTTGAGATTCCCCGTGGAACTCTTTTCCATGGTGCAGGAGATTCCCTCAAAAACGCGAGTATCGAATGCTGCTTCTCCGAGCTTTATCATTGTTATTCCTCTTCCAGAATCTTGGGGTCCGACACAAACCCAGTAAGAAGCTGATTACTTTTGACGTGCCTCTTCTCTCCAGAGATAACACTTTTTAGAGAAGAAGAAATTTCAGAGTTGTCTGCGCTACGGAAAAACTTGGCTCTTTCCGTGTCCTTGTCTATTTCGGACTCTCTGATCTTCTCGTTTCCAGAGTTTACACAAGCCACTACTGCACTCAGTTCTGCCCTAAGCGCACGTGGGTTTTGAACTAGAGATTCCAGTTCCTTCTGAATGTCGGCTGCCACACTTCTGGTAATATCGGCATTCCTTATGATGCCAATTCTTGTCATGAGGTACCGAAGAACCTGGTCTCTCTTGTTGTTACCCGTGCTTAGTATTCTACGAAGTTCTCCTTGCGTCATATTCTTGGATAAGGAATTACCCAACGAGTCGAGAAGGCGACGGGCAGCCAGTTCGGCGGTGTCGTAGGACACACCCATGAACGCAGTTTTCTTTCCCCATACAGGGAGAGACCTCAATGTTTCTATGGTTTTCCTATCCTCTCTGGGAGATCTTGCGGCAGCAGTTTTCACTGAGGCGCCTATCTGAGGAAGCTCAAGTCCTCCGCCCGCGCCTCCTGCCCCTCCAGCTTCGGGGCCACCAAGACCGCCGAGGTCTCCGCCACCTCCTCCACCAAGGTCCATACCTCCACCCATGCCACCGAGGTCTCCTCCTAGCCCACCGAGATCACCCCCCAGGCCACCGAGATCTCCTCCAAGACCTCCCATGTCACCCATACCACCACCCATACCACCACCTGCGGCTTCGGGGGCAATCTGTACTATCTTCTTTTTCTGGTTAGCAAGCTGACGTGTGGTTTCGATGTCGTCGTCAAACTGCTCCATCTCTGACTCTAGGTCAAAGCCAGCAGCACTGGTCCATGTCCTCTTCGTGATCGGTATTCCCTTTTCCTCCATCATTTGAAGGATCTCAAGGTAATCTCGGTCGGCTACCGGACGAAGAGACTTCTCCCACGCCAACGTAGGAAGTATGTACCTCGTCTCTTCTTCCGATCTGGCTATTCGGATTCTGTGGTCTAGCTCTGCCTTCTTACGGTGCACAAAACCGTGTCTCTTCGCAAGAGGCTTAAGTAGCTTCTCATAGATTAGCTCGTGCTCAAAGAACTTTCTGTGTGCCTTGATTTTCTCAAGGAAGACAGACATCAGCTGCTCAAGTGTGTTGAATGTTGCCTCTCCAGTAAGGAAAGCCTCTGACACACCCAAAGCGTTCAGTTTACCTTGAAGAAGGAACTGCCACTCGTCGCTAATTTTCACTATGTCTTGAGGGGATGACCCTCCGACTTCATTAGCCGTTACGCCTGTTCGTGTAACAACAATTGCCCCCACAGGGTCTTCGTCTGCCTGCATGAAAAGGCTGGACAGGTCGTCAAGCTCTTCCTTGGATGGCTCCCATACATCGTCGATACCTGCAGTGATGTGTCGGATACGAGATGCACGACGTCTGCTTGCTGCGATGGTGGCATTAACTAGGGCTTTTTCGTAAGCCACAAACATGATGATTCTGGTGTAGGCAGATGCACCGATCACATCGTAGGGGGCAGTCCTACGAGGTATGTAGAATGTGTTGTCGGTAGGAAGAGGTATCTCTTGGCCATTTCTTATCATGGCCGCAAGTTCTCTCACTTCCCTCTGGGCTTCTATGTCCCTGTCGTCCTGGGAGTGGGCCCAAACTCTCATATCAGGTGTGGGGATGATGTCCAACTTGGGTTGGAATCCTGGGACGGGTATAGGCGTTACACGAATCCAGTCTGGATCGTGGATGATCATCCTATCCCATATCCCCTTAGACTCGTTCATCAAAAGGTGTCCTATGATCTTACCCATGGATAAGAATTCACTAGACAACTCTGGAAGATGCGCGGTGATGCTGATGGCGTTTAGCGCATCCTGGTAGAGCCTCAGAACGCTTCTGTCTTCGATGCCTATCAGCTGAAAATCACTCCAGGGAAGCTCCGAGTAAAGGTCCACCGCTGGACCTGCTACAGGGTCTTGTAACTTTATTCTTCTCCAGATCCTGTGCAGTCGCCGGGGGTCAACCGGCATAAACTGCTCAATAATAGATCCTTCAGAAAGGTCGTCGTATACAGGGTTAAACCTGTTGAACGTGTTTCTGCCTCCAGGGCCTCCTCCACCAAAGCCAGACCCTCCCCCGAATCCACCACCGCCAAATCCACCGCCAAATCCGCCACCACCAAAACCTCCCCCTCCAAATCCGGAACCTCCGGATATCTTTCGTAGGGCGGCGGTACGCATCCGCTGATAACTAAATTTGACTGAAGTCATTACCAAAGAAGCTTTCTTAGGTTGTCACGTTGTTCCGTGACCTCCTCTAAACTAGGTCCAGAGGAGTCCATACCCCTCATTTTACGGATGAAATACTCAGACTGTGCCCTTTCTGGAAAGAAAAACACGTTAGGCTCTGAATCTGTGACGTAAGCAGTAAATTCTGGTGTGTTAACCTTCCACAAAAGGGACCCATCTTTTCTTTTCCACTCATTTGGAACGGAGTCCAATGAAAAGGGGGTCCTGAACTGAAGTACGTAGACAACCGGCCCCAGTCTCTTTTTCAGCTCATAGGCGTAGGGAGCTTGGATTCTCAGACCGTCTACCTCTGTCTCGTACTCGATGTAGGACCCCGGTTCTACTTTCGTGTCTCGAACATTCTTGGGCTCATCTATAGACTGCGTTCCGTCATGAGGAATACCCTTTTCATCGGAATCGATGAAAACAGGCCTATACTGTGTATTGTTTCCTCTATTGCCTTCCATGAGCGCAACTCACATCTTGATGTAAACCCTCATAGGGTCTGACCTGTCTATATGATCTAACTCGTAGTCCTTGGTGCCTTCGTTGTTCAGCCTAAGAAGAAACTTTTCCAAGAATTTAGGAAAACCAGTGAGAGTAGCGTCCTCGTAAACAAAGGAAACCAAGCCCTTAGCCTTGTCTACAAAAAGCCTTGGGTTGTTCACCCCCAAAGAAGCTAGGACGTTTAGAAATATTCTTTCCTGAAGATCTCTTTCCTCTTCCGTCATGGACTTGGCGATACGGTACAGCTCTTTGGCTTCTGACCTTAGACCAGACTCCCAAAGACTTCGTATAGATTCTTTGATTTCCTTATTCATAGGTGCTGCTTAGTTCTCTTCAAACCAACACGCAAACGTGGCAATTTGGGCAGTATCTTGCGTCTTCAGCTTCTGCCAGTTTAGCGAATTGCATGGAATGGCTGCATCTTGGGCACATACCTGCACTACGAATTCCTGGGTGTGCTTCTTTAGAAACCTGAGGAGAGGTGGCACTCGCAGTTTTCATGTTAGAAGAAGTAAGTTTGTAGTCTGCCAACACGATATCAGTAGCCAGTGACACGTCAGACTCTTCTACTTCCCCAACAATCTCTGCTAGCCGAAGCTTAGTCCTTAGTCTTCTGATATTCTCGTTGGTTAGTGCGTACTTAACCTTGTATTGCTTGTGGACGTCCTTTATGAACTTTTCTACAGGAGTTCCCATTTTCCTATCGCCTTCCGTAGTAAGAGGTTTTAGATCTGACAGATCCTATAGTAGCTCTCGACCTTGACCCTCGGTACGTATTAGATACGGAAGATTTAAGAGCTAATGAACCCACAGATCCTGTACTGCTTACTTGTGTCGCCACAGATTTAGACAAAAAGTCCTTAATGTTCTCGGTCATGTAAGAAGAAGCAAGGACTATCGTACGAAATAAGTCGTCATCACCAACCTCAGGCTTGATAACTTTCATACCCACTTCACGAACAGTAGCAAACTGTACGGCCATGTGGGTGTATGGTGCTTGCCTAATCTGGTGTATGTCTGTGATATCCAGGTCTGTTAGTTCTTTGTGCTCCCACTTTGGACTCTTCACGTTTCCGCTGTACACTAAACTTCGGAGTAGCTTGAAATCGGCATCCTTAGGGGTGCACTTTTCCGCCTTTATCTTCATTTCTCTTAGTTCTTGTATCTGGCCAGTGGACTGCCACCTGTCGTAAAGAACTGCCTTTACGTGCAATCCCTTGTTCCTGTCGCACAGTGTCTTCACGATTTGGAACATAGAAGGGAAGTGTACGGGTATAATTTCACCGGTCTCTGCAATCTTCTCCGGTTTAGCTTCGATGACTGCGTCTATGACCACGTTGAACTTGTTCCCCTCCTCCCCTGCGGTAGGCTCAAGATGACATATGCTTATAGCAAAGCTGTTCTGTGTCTCTCCACAGTCCACAGTGATGACTCGGGGAACCATCCTAACTCTGTTATCGCTAAATCCGCCTAGCAAGTCCGCAGTAATGTACCTATTTTTGTTGGGGTCTACCTTATCCTTGACAAATTTTGGTCTCCACGAAACCAGGGGCTTGTTGTTGGTCCTCATATCTTGTATGGCAGCAGTACTCTCAATAAAAGGAGAATCAGCCAAAGGAGGAACAGCACCAAAGTCTCTCCAAAACACCACAGGATTGTTCTGCTCCTCCGTCTCAAGCGACTCCCTGGTAATGAGGGGGCTAGCTTCCCAAGAAGCTAGGTGAAAACATACCTTTCTTTTGTCTCTTGACCCCTCCTTTAGTAATGACATCATTTTGTCGTACTGGGAAGAAGGGGAGGATATGTTTCCCATGATACCAGGAAGAGTTTGATACTCTCCCTGCTTCCACAGTCTGTCACTGGCAGACCTTACAGTGCGCAAGGAGTTGGACAAGGCCGCATAGGTTTCGTCCGCATTTGCACGGACTGCTTCCTTGGTAGCATTGAACCAGCCGAGTTCGTCGATACAGCTCATGATACGGGTAGATCCACGCAACGACTTCATGTCTGCTGCCGCATAGCTGCACCCTATGTGCTTATTTCCGAACCAGATGTAGCTGTCCATGGACTTGAAAAGAGTGCCCCTTTCGAAGCCCTTCTCTTTCTCCACTTGTCTCAATTTGGCTGTGTAGTCGGTAAACCACGGACTCTGAGCTATGGCTTCCTTAAACGCCGTCCAGAGAGTTTTCTTTACCTGTCCTGCGGTCACGGCCACAAAGGTTACCTCAAAAAAGGCATTGGCCATGAGTCCATAAAACCTAGCAGGATTCCTATACTCTAGAAATCGATGGACATAGTAAGGAGTGAGTACGCCTCCTGTAAGAGCGGTCTTTCCAGAACGCTGCCCCAGGCAGGACACCAGCTCCCATGGAAGTTTTTCGAAAAGCTCTGCCCTGTTCTTCTTGCACTCCGGACAAATGCCATGGTTAAGAAGTACTACCTTAGACCTAAATGTTCCTATGCTGGCGTCCACAGGAACGTCCTCTAGGAAGTCTGGGTCACTGCACTCGGGGCAATAGTCACAGAACAGACGAATTGCCTGCTCTGCCTGCTTAGCCCACAGAGAAGTCATGTTCATGTACTCGGGACCTACAGCAAAATCTATGACGTTGTTTGCGAACGTCACGTCTAGGTCCACGTCAAATACGGATGGGTCTAGTCCAGTAGCAATGACCTGGTCTACTAGTCCTTTTAGATCAAAGAGATGAGAATTATCGTCTTCGCTATTATTCCGCATCTTCGTTTTTCAGGACGTCTTTTATCCCGTCAATCGCTCTTGTAGCTGCGGTGCTGCGAAGAAGAGAGGAAAGGTCCTGTCCATGACCAGGTTCTAGCTTGTACCTGGACTTGTTGTGATCGTTTCTAGGCCCTGCTGGATATGAACCGTCGTCCATGGAGGATTTCTTGTCTTCGTCCTCTCCTTCCTCAGGGTGTCTTAGGTCGTACTCCAAAAGAAGACGCTCTGCTTCTTGTTCATCCATAAAAGCTAGTTTGGACCATCGCTTGGATCTGTCGATAATCCTAGCCACTCGAATTAGACGTTGCTGCAGCTTTGGGCTCATGGTTTTTACTATTGAAGTGTTTTTTCACTTGGTTTTGGAGAACCTGGCTCTTTTTCCTTCTTTACACCAAAGTAATTGTTGAGATTATCTCTGGCACCTGGAATGAGACGCTGTATTCTGTCCGTAAGACGTCTGAATATTTCTGTGGATATGCCTTGGGCATCCCTCATGGGTATGTCCAACTTCAGCATCTCTTCCTTCAGGTTGTTAGCTTCTTCGGTACACGCCCTTACCAAATCGATAAGGAATGGATTGAAGGTTTTGTCGATAAGATCTGTGACTACATCCTGTGGCTTCTGAAGGGACATTAGATCAGCAAGGGCGACCCTATACTCAGACATAAGCCGTTGGTATGATTGAAGCATCATAGCCGAGTCGTTCCCATCTTCGATAGATTGCTTCGTTTTTTCGCATTGGTCTTCTAGGTCGTCAACAATCTCTTGAAGTCTCTCAAAGTGAGATCTGGGAGGGACTATGAAGTTTTCAACGTAATACCTGACATCGTCATAATCCAATCCAAAATCGATACCTATCTTTTCAGGTGAGTGGCCTGCACGATGGGCGTCCTCGATCATATCCCTCTGTTGTTGGGATAGATTTTTGAATGGATTATTCAGCTTTGTCGTCATCAGAATCCTCAGATGAGGCAATTCCTCTGGGTCCCTCTTGTTGGTGAACCTGATGCTTCCTTTTCTTTCGAGAAGGTCCGCCTAGGGTCTCGGTAAGAATCCCAGGATGGTTGTTGGGGTCGACACTTATGTTTTCCGTAAGGAGATTTTGAACCTCCTTAAGGCGTATGGCTAGTTTTTCTAGGCTATACGCCTTCCGGAATTTCACTTGTCGCCGCCAACCGTTCCACTCCAGCCCGTGTCACTGGACATGGACTCTTCTTCGCGGTTCATCTTACGAGTGAACTTTCTTGCCCAGTCTGGGTTACCCACGGCCCTGGACCAGTAGTCCTCAAGCAAGCTCTTGTCGTCGCCCACAGCGCTGGGAGAACGCTCAACCACGTTAAACACAGACTCCTTAGGAACAGTGTAGCTCCTGGAGTTGGCTGAGATGGTGACCTCAGTATCACGGATAGAGGTGACCTTGCCCACCATTGGCATGGTGCCGTCGTAGAACCTGACGGTATCCCCATCAGAGAGCATTGGAGCCGCCTGACGTACGCGAGCAAAGGAAGCAGACTTGCGGCTGCCCCTTTCCATGCGAGAGGATACGATGTCTGCAATGTTTTCATCCGTGCGACGGATGAGGTGCTTCTGAACTCCATTGTCTACCACCTGCCAAATGTGGCCTGTGGTGTCGTCGAAGTAGGAGGATGCCGTCATTCTCCTCATCACCGTTGCGTCAGTGACAGGGCGAGTGTCTACGTTCATCGTAAGGCACACACTGATGGCGGAGTCTGCTTCGTGTAGTTGTGCGGTCTGGGTCTGTGCGACTACCTTCCTATGGAAGGTAGTCGCCACAAATCTCTCAAGCTGAGAGAGTGTAGGAGGCTCACCCATGTGTCGCTCGAAGGCGACAAGCACATTGCACTTGAGGGGGTCGATTTCCCTCATGTCTACGATTTGCATATCAGAACGTGGGGGAAGGTTTTGGTCTGCTACCTTTTCACCCAAACGATCAAGAATTTTGTCGTTTACTCTATTACGCATTTTTATACGATCTCCTAGTCTCAGGTTTTGGCACTGAGCTGCCTACGGAGGTACTCCGCCGATACCAATGCAGATTTAGATAAGGTCTTTTCTTCGTAGTCTAAATTCACAATGTGTCTATGACACGTTGAACCTCTGTTGATACCATGTCCAGGTTCAATTTGGATTTTCCGTACCTTTTCTCCATGGCGTCCACCAACGGAGTCATCTTTTCATAAAAGGACCCCAACCATTCTGGTCTGGACCCCGTTCTACGGACCAAGGATTTGCTCCTGGTTTTCACTCGTTGGGTCGTAGAGTACAGTTCGTCAGCGTCAATATCAAGCAAGGATTTTAGGGTGTACCCCAAAAGACTCCTGTTCATATTGAGTGCCTGCTCCAGGCCCCCTAGGGTGCTGTATTTCTTGGTCGCCCATTCTACGATGGTCTTGATGTCTGTCCTGCAGTTTCTTTCCGCTGCAACATACTGAGGGGGATGGGCTTCTGCACACTCCTGGGAGCAGTATAACACCTTTTCATCATCTCCCTTGCTTACTTTGACTTCCACTGACCTCTTTCTGTTCTTTGGGGTAATTGGAGTCTCACAACAGTAGCAGGCTGACACCCCCATAATTGTGTCGAACTTGGGTTCGACCTCTGCCTGGTTCGATACCCTTAAAGTTCCATTCCTCATGAGAGTGGTTGCTTTCGACAAGCTTCTGGACACCTTGTTGGCTGGTATTCCCTTTAGCATTCCGATATCAATTGGCTTCAGGGATTCTAGCTCCTGTTTGGCCATATACATGAGTATGCAGTTATGAACATTTGGGTAGGATGTATGAAATATGCATTCCTTCAGCCTGCAATCTTTGCTTATTTTTTCTCTGTGAACGTGACATCTGACTTCTTTTGTTGCTGTTTGAGCTAGCTTGAGCTGTTTCTTGACCATTATGGTGATCCTTTCATGAAACAATTGGGTCCTTCAGAGGACTAAAAAACGAGTGGTTTCAACCACATGTAAGATTTTACAATCCGAATCAGTTTTTACACTGTAAACCATTAACACTTCGTTAGTTCCTGGTTGGGACCCCGGCCCAGGCCGGGGTCCTCCTAAGTTAAAGTATTATTAACACTTTAACCACTAGTAACTCCCCACTCCGGCCACTAGCGGGGTAGCGGGGCAACTTAGCACTAGCCCACTCCCCGCCCCACTCCCACTCCCACTCCCACTCCCACTGCTACCTCCCCGCCTTTTAAAATTTCTCTTACTTACTACCCATTACCCGTATCACTAAGAAAAAGTTAGATTAGTTACCTATCTCTTCCTAGAAATCACTATTCCTTGTACACTAATAGTGAGACACTTTCAATAGAAGGTAAAGCAATGGGAAAGAGAAGCAAAGAGTTTATTCACTTGGAAGACCAAACTCCTGACCAGTTGAAGAAGCTAATTCGTAGTCTAGTTTCTTACGAGGAGAACATCTTGTCTGATATTGAATATTCGAGTGATGAGGATAGAGAAGACCTACCATTGCTTAGAGGACTCCTTCATTTCTTGAAGGAGGAGTACCTTGGAGGTGACCTAGAGGAGGAAGAGGAAGAACTTGACTCCTCCTGGGACTCCTACCATGAGGAAGAGGAGGAAGAGGAAGATGAGTTCTACTGATGACAGCAGGAGCCCCTGGGAGGGCGTTCTGGAGGCAGTGACCTATACGGAGGTACCCAAGGAGGAACTGGAGGCTCAGAGAGGCGCTGTGTTGGTTCCTAGCTGCTGGGCACCAGAGTTCGATTCGGTTCCTCAGATCAATGAACCTGCTATTTTTTCTAAGGTCACCGTGAAGAAGGACGGCACTTGGGAAGTCCAATCCGTGGTGTGGGGTAAAGCCCCCGTGGATAGCACGACCAACGGTATCGAGTGATTGTTGTTATTCTGGAACAGTGAGCTGGACCAATAAACCCCGGTAGGAAGTACTACCGGGGTTTATTTCAGGCGTTTACTTTGATTTGGATGGGGGAGGCTCTACTCCGAAATGGCAATTTGATGACGAGCACTCCCTCAGACATACTTGCTTCGACTGCTTCTGTGTCGACAGAGCTTGGCAGACGTATTCTCCTGTCGGAAAAAGAGTACTCTGGTCTCTCTCGATGCAAGTATTTTCTATTTTCCTTGTTGGGTGGTTTCGTTTGGACGATGAGCAGCGACCCTTCGACGTTAACTTGGACGTCCTCTGGCTTCATGCCTGCCAATTCCATTTCGACAACTCTTCCCTCTTCCGTATCGTAGACATCTACTGGAGGGGATTCCCTAAAGAACGAAGACAGTGTAGAGTACATCTGTTTTTCTACCTCCTACACAGGAGGATTATCACTCGTTGGTGTCTGTCAACAAAAAAAGTTAGTCTGTGGACGATAAAAGTTATCTAATAGGCATAAGTCCTAACCCGACGGAGTCATTATGCCTTACGATTTTGTTAGATCCACCAAAGATGGAGTAGAAGCTTCCCTTGCAGGAGTGTACGATTTCATGTCCAACTACATCATTGTACGTGTGGACATCATTCAGAAGGGGTCCAAGGCATCTGACGCCTTGTCTGACCTTGCTTCTCTTGCCTACAAGGACCACTCTCACTACCCAAAGAATCCTTCGAACCTGTTTCACGAAATTAGAAGGAGTAGGGATAAGGTTAGGGAGAGGACCAAGAAGATCCTCCACAGCTATGATAGGCCTGCGTGGGTCACCGAGGTGTACGATCTTGCTGAAAGACTAAAGAAAAAGCCATCCAATGGTGGATGACATTTTCTGTTTGCTCTCTTGCCATTAGATTCTGGAAGTGCTGGAACATCTTCTAGAATTGCAATCTGAAATAGTCTTATTCTTCTTGTTTTTTATGTGACTCATTATGCAAGAAGAGCCCGAGTACGACTTCATTTGCCTTTGCTGTGGTGGAAGAAATGGCGAAAGAAACCCTTTCTGCTCCTTCCATAAATACGTGAAGGACCTAGAAGGCCCAATAGACGACGAGGAATATCTCAAGCAATTGGGTGAATGGCTTGGCAGTGAGGAGTACAAGGGCTCTGTGATGGTACCTCCTGGGTTCATTATGTCCAAGGAGTATCGATTTCATCTCGTGAAGATGACAGATCCTCACCGAAAATCCAGAAGTCCTGGTGTCTTGCTGTTTACCTTGCCGGGGATAGATGTTCCTGGTACGATCAACTTGCTTAGGTTCATGAATTGAGAGGAAACTATGGAAAGTGTCATCGTAGAAATTCGTGCAGGTGAAGGCGGAAAAGACGCCAAACTTCTTGTTAAGGACCAGTTTCAGATCTATGTAAACCTCATGAGTCGGAGGGGTCTTTGAGTACACTGTCATAGAGGAATCTGACGGATTCCTGGCGTTCCAGGCCCAGGGCAAAGGATCCAAGAAGGCCTTTTCCCATGAAGCTGGAGGCCACAGGTTTCAGCGGATACCTCCCACAGAAAAGAGGGGTCGTGTACAGACCTCCACCGTCACCGTAGCCGTTCTGGAGGAAGATTCCTCGGAACCTGTTCACATATCGGAAAACGATGTGGAATGGACTACGTGCAGGGGTTCAGGGGCGGGTGGTCAGCACCGAAACAGGACGGAGTCTGCTGTGCAGATGACTCACATTCCTACTGGGATTAGGGTCAGGGTGGAAAACGAAAGGTCACAGCACCAGAACAAGGAGTTGGCCTTCAGGATATTGTCCGCCCGTATCAAAGAGGCTGCGAGGCAGAAGGCTTCCTCAGATCGTGACCAGCACCGTAAAAGTCAAGTAGGAAGCGGTATGCGTGGAGACAAGGTACGTACCATACGACAACAGGACGGAGTCGTCACCGACCATGCCTCTGGTAACAAAATCCGTTACAAAGACTACGTTCGTGGTTTGTGGGAAGGGCTTTTCTGATGCTTTTGAGTGACCTTATACGAAGGTTGGAGTCCATGAAGGAGGAGCACGGGGATATTCACGTCCTCGTGCCCTCCGACTACCCAGGAATGTACGTCAGGTTGTCTTACGTTGGAGAAGGAAATCATTCTCTTGCGGATGATGACACCGTAGTGGTTTCTGGTACTCGATATGTAGAGTGGAATGAGGAAGACGACCACGAGTTTTTCGTGGTTCTAGGTTGACACATGGATAGAGAAAGATGTCGTAGAGTTCTCCCTCTACGACACACGCGTTAGCCATGATGCTGCTTGGCTAACTGGGTCTATCGAAGGCAATTCTTAGGGATCCAAGCTTCCTCCGTATACTGCGCTATGCCAGCAGCATCCCTTTGGTGAACAGAATCTAGGGAGGAGAACGTCTCCTCCCAGTTCTGTTCTTTCTGCTTGTTCCACCAGTTTTTCCACTGGGCTGCAGTGAGTTGGATTAGGTCCCTTCCTCCATGTGTCTTGGATAAGACCGACACTCTCCCTATCATTTGATTTATGATTTCAGCGTGGATGGACTGTCCTCTGTTCCTCACCATGAATCTCTCTAATACCACGTAATCTGGGTTGATTCTTCTGACTAACTCTATGAAATCATTATTGAATTCTGCGTCGTTGTTTACGTCAGGCATGGTCTTCAGCCACCCAGCCTCTTTAACACCTTCACACCAATGGACCCAGGCGAAGTTAACCTTCCCTGGGTCCATTGCTAGAATGGTCATTCCCCTCTTACCGACCTCTCTAGTTCCTCTAGAGTGGTGTCGTTCATTAGGAAATGATCGTTTTGTTTCATCATCACTTCTAGATCCATCATCGGACGAGTGATAGACTTGCTTGTTTTCCATGCTTCTACTAATTCTATCAATAATGTATTTGTTTGTTGAAGTCTTCCAACTATTCCCTTGTACCTTGCGTATACAGACGTTAGTATTGAACTTGTTCCCTTCGCCTTTTCCACCACGAAATCGCTGTATTTTTCCTCCGCACGGACGCGGTTTTGCAGCTCCCTGAGTTTTCCCAGGAAAATCTCGTGTATGACAGAAGTGACTTCTACTTCTGTTCTACTTGAACCTACCCTTACGTCCAAGAAGAACCTTCCGTCTTGGTGCTGTCGAAGTTCTATATCCACCACTACATCCAATCAAGTGTAGTTCCTCATGCCATCGGGAGACAGCCTTGGACCACCTGTTTCGTTGACTATGATTAGCTTTCGAAATATAAGGTCTGCTAAGGCATCCTTCACGAATTGATCTATCTTTTTAATGGTCTCTTGCTCAAGAATTACAGGGTCAAAGCCTATGACTAGGCTGTTACCATGTGAGGGTTGTGTTCTTGCGGTACTTCCATATCTTCCGTTGGATCTGTACCCAATTCTTCTTAGCTGTTCGCTTCTGCTTATAAAGCCCACATCAGAGGACCCGAACATTTTGGTACCAAGGACGATGACCGCACGATCTGGAACCGTAAGAGGTACAGCTGTTAGTGGGTTGTCGTCAGGTGGTATGCCTGTGGGATCTGCTCTTCTTATTTCTATCGTCATTTGTCTTCCTCATTTTCTGTGGACTTGGTTCCTGGAGCTGGGGGAGGCCAACTGAGGTGAAGATTTCCCACCTCTTCTCTTTCCTCTAGTGTCATGGCCTGCCATAGAAGACCCATCTTATCTAAGATCTCGGCCTCTTCTCTCCTGTTTTTCTTCAATTCTTCCAGGAGACGAAGATACCTTTTCTTGTTTTCTGACACGGCTATACCTCTCTCTTTGGATTACTAACATCTGTTTGACCAGGTGGGGTCACATGTGGACCATCTGGAGTTGGGGTTTCAGCCCTGTTGCCAGGTCTTCTAAGGTGGTTTGCGCTACTCTTCAGTACGAAGTCCTCCTTTTCCTTGTCTGTTTGAATTGACTTGACGAATTCCGGAAGCTTTTGTTCCACTGTCTTTCCAATAGGAACAATTGCGTACCCTTCATACTTTTGTACCAATCTTGCTGTTACGTCCCACGAGGTAAGGATTCCCATCGGTTTGTTATCAGAAACCGTGGTTACCTTCCATCTGGTACCGTCTAAGGTGTTGTACAACCAGTCTTCCGTTGACATGTTTTTTAGTGTATTGTCGAACCAGAACGATTGGCTGCTGAAGCTTTGGTATATACCCAGGTCCTCCAATGCTAGGGACTCTTCCACCCTGGGTATGTTAACTCTTATTTCTGTGTTGCAGAGAAGCCTGTAGCTGATTCTCATGCTTATTAACTTGGGGAGAGCTGCTACCGGAGACACTCTCTTCATTACTACTCTGAACAGTATCTTTTGCTGGCCGAGTCTAACCCTTAGAGAGTCTTCTGTTAGCATTTGGTAGTCTGGCTCAGACGGTGACCTTAGATAATATTGAATTGAGGTGCCTTCTGGTTGAAAATCCTTTACCTCAAGGAGGTCCAAGACACCTATGTTATTCTTTATCCATACTTCGAAGTCTAGCGTTCCGTAGACAGCAGACTTAACCAAAGACCAAAATATGGGTCTGGTTGGATTAGTATAATCAGGAGACGTATTTGCACAAGCTACATTTGGATACGTTACGTCGAATACTTCTGTCTTAGTTCCTCGCTTGCTAAATCCACCAACAATACCAGTACCATAGCATACAGGACATATTCCTGCTGGTTCGCTCTCTATCTCAAAGCAGGAGCACCTTCTTCCTGTTTTTACCTTTTGGAAGTACTCGAAGTAAACAGGGTTTACGTTAGATGCGTTCTGGCTTTTTCTAGCGATGATAGGTATGAGGTCTTCCCTTGCGTGTCTCTGAGGCAAGTCTCCTAGGATATCGGTGTCTGCCGATACCCTGTCATCGTCCTTTGGTCTGTAGCCTCTTGCGCTCACCAATTTCCTCGCTGGAGATAGGTCTATTTTCTTTGCGAGTTATTTGGCTCTCGCAGCACTTTTCAAATAATGATGGAGAGCTTCTAGACTATGGCTATTTCCCCACAAAAGGTTGTTAGAGGAACTCCTGTAGTTTTTGAGCAGCTTTTCCTTGAGGAAGATGGTACCCCTCTCGTTCCTTTGGACCCTATTGCGTATCCCTCTGTATCTATAGTATCACCTTCTGAGGAGGTAATACAGTCAGGTGTAGGGTTGTCGGTGGGGGACGGTCGATGGAGATTTACTTGGTTCGTACCGGCAGACCTTGAATTGTCTGGGTTGGACAACCCATGGAGAATCGACTGGCTTCTTGTAACACCTGGAGGAAGGCAGGTAGAGCGACAAGCAAACTTCGTCGTAATAGACAACATAGAGGCATCCCCGGACGAGAGGGCATACACAAACCTTACCTACCTGAACAACTCAGAGCGGGCCATCATAAAGTTCAAGCACCCTCAAGATCAGGTACAGGTAGTTCTCATCTCCCAGTCTGGGGAGGAGATGAACCTTTCTCCCGCAGTCAACGTCATTCAGTCTGACGGGCTCTACTCCTACTACGTAGACACTCCTGTTCTCACTTCTTCTGGGTGCTATCTTGTGGTATGGACCACCAGACAGACACCTATATCTCCTGCTACTACAATGGTTCAGCAGATTCGTGTCCCTGAGATGATGTATTGGTGGCTTCAGCCCAGCCTTCGTATGCTAATTGACAAGGTACAGAAGAAGATAGGTCATGTTCAATCCTATTCAGACTCTGACCTCTACGAGTACATGATGAGAGGTGCAGACTTCGTCAATGCAGTGAACCCAATCACAGGTTGGAGTTTGATTAATTGGCCGTCTACCTTTGGTATGACAAACTTTCTTCTAATGGCTGCTGCCTGGTGGGGTCTCCAGGCTCAGTACCTCAGCGAGGGAGAGCTGAAGTTCAATTTCAGCGGACAGACTGTGACCTTAGACGTGGATAGGACCTCCGTATACGCAGACGCCATGGCTAGACTTAAGGATTACCTCGACAATCAATTGCAGCAAACCAAGAGAAACATGCTGAGAAGGCAGAGTGTCGGAGCTATCGCAACCCGTCCTTACGATTTTGGTCTTCAGTCACTAGTCGCAAGGGTACAAACGGTAAACGGTGGCCAAAATCAAGTTTTACCGTTATTTAGCAGGTTAGGTCTACTCTGATGCCTGTTCTTTCTATACGAAATCTTACTAAGCAAAAGCTTGCCACCAGGGGATCCTTTGGGGACATCGGACCTGATCAGCTAAAGGCTAAGAATCTCACAGTAGCTCAGATCGAGCAGCTTCGTCCCTTCCTTATACGAATGGAACAGGCAGGAGTTATCGCGTGGGATGTGGGTCAGTACGACCTAACGGACGCAGATGCTGAGTTCGTGACTGCGCAGGACGCAGGTGTTAGTGGTGGAGGCGCTCTTGAGATACTCGACGAAGGACTATCTCTTGGTAACTTCTCCATACTAAACTTCGTTGGTGCGGACATTCAAGCCGCTGGAGATTTGGCCCCAGGTCAGGTAAACATATTCGTTCCGCCCCCATCCTTCAGGTCTCACTGGAATACGTCAGACGGTTCTAACGGAAACCAGAGTGTTTCAGAATCCATATCCAGGACCACAGCTCGCATATCCACTCCATCCGGAGGTGAGGGTACCCCCTTTAGAACGGGTGGGTGGGCAGGAACAAACCAACCTGCCACTCTAAATACGAATGCTACCTTCACCACCCCAGGAACCACCACAGGATGGGGAGGAGACTCCACTCTTACCGTTCAGGTTTTTGACGCTGATGGTACAACTGTGTTGGACAGTTACACCACCCCACCCATTGTTGGAAACGTGGCCCTACCATCTCCTAGCGGAAACATCACCGTAAACATCACTAGTTATGGACCTGACGGCACCAGGTTTCAGGCAAGGGCTTCCGTTACCGTGGTTGCCGCTAACATTCTGACGTTGGCCGGTTACAGCGGTGGAAGGTATAGTGTGAGAATCACTCACACCACTGATTCAGGTACCGACGGAACAGGTCCCTTCATTTACAACCAGCCTTCTGTCTTTATAGATACCAACCCCACGTCTCCTTCCATAAACGGAATCATGACTCTTACGGAGACTGTTGGATTTGTCACTACGAAGCACATCTCTGGTATTGAGTACTACACCCTGGGGTCCAGGTTCACAGTGGGTATTACTGACATAGATGGTTTAAATGGGAACACACAGAGGATACCATCCAACGTTCAGCTTATAGGCACTGAATTTGGTCTTCCAACTTTGGACCACGCTCCTTACCCCGCTGCATCCGGAGCAGCCAACTTCTCAGGGTGGACCAACGACGACGACCAGGATGACGTGGACTACACAAACACTGCCTGGGCTATCACTGCTACTAATTTTCGCTACATAGGACCTTCTGCTAACTCCAGCTCTTTCCCAAGGGAGCCGTGGGGCGACGGCGTAACAGTAAACAGTGCAGACCAGTCTATCCTGGTGGACACGTTTTCAGACACTGCTACTAACTTGTTTGAGCCTTTTAACGGTGAAGCAAGAAGAGAGGACCCTGCCTCTTTTCCTGGTCCTGGTACGTGGAACTCCACCGCTACCCTAATTGCTGGGCAGGCTTTGGTCTTCGGTGGGAGTCTGTTGGCTCCTGGGTCCTCCACGTACATCAGATCGGATGGACCTAACTCCCCTAACGCAAACTGGCTAGGTTTCTTACCTAACCTTGGTGGGCCTAATCCAAACTACACAGGTTTGACGGTTCCCGTTTCTTACGGGAGGAGGTTCACACAAGCCAGCGCAGCCAACATACCCAGTTTCAGTATGGTTTTCACTGGAACTTTTGCTGCAGGTTCTGCCATCGCAGACCTCACCGGAGGCAATCTAGAGATAGAGGTTTACCGAATCGCAGGTCTGGGCACGATTGGACCTCCTCCTGGAAACACTAGACCCCTAAGAGTACACCTTCCCTTCAATTTTGCTCTCTACAACGATGGACTCACCGTTCCAGGGTCAGGTATCAGGGAGGGTTCGTCTGCGGGTAACACTATAAATTGTACCTTTGGTACAGGAACCCCTGCTCAACAGGGGTTCTACATGGTTCTTAGAATCCTCAATGCTGGCACTAGTATAGACAGCATTTCTGTAACACTATTCTGAGGTAGTAATGGCGTTTACCGATCTAGAACGTCTCAAGATTTCGTTCAAAGCACTAGCAGGAAGCGTAAAGGACGCTGACCCTGCTGCTGCATGGTATGAGTCCGTTCTTCCTAACTCTTTTGTATTGGCGGAGGACAAGGTATGGACTCAAGCCGACATTGTACGAGCCAACGCTCCACTCAACTTTGTAGACCTCCAGAACAAGATAGCTGTAGGTCCTCTTTTGGGCGTGGTTGAGGATAGAGGCACTCCAGTAGACGCCATACGACTTTCTCCAGTTCCTGGTGTAGGTAACACGTTTGCTGCCTGGTCCATATACGCAGACTACACCTCTCCTCGACTTGAAAACTGGGTCCCTCCTACGTTTGTTCCTAAGTCTACTGGTTTACCTTCCGTGGAATACGCTGTTCGTCTCTACAACGGAGACCCCAACTTTGGCGGCGTAGAGGTGTTCACCACGGACGGTACAGTCGGAACAGGCTCAGCCAAGTCCGTTGGTTGGATATTCGACTACGCTAACGGAATACTTCTTCTAGCAAGTGACTTTGCTGCCTCTGTTCCTGACCCGTGGATCACAGGGTTTCGTTACATAGGCCTTACAGCAGGAGCAGGTGTTACTGCCGCTTCTAGTAACGTTTTTGTGTTTCGTCCTGGCGGTGTGGCGGACGACCCAGTTTTCACTGATTGGAATTTGCTTTGGGCACGTAGAAGTCTCTTGGATGGGCCCGCTGTCATTCAAATTGATGACAGCATACTTCCTGCCACGATTCCTACTGGTGTGTATGACCTGTCTAACACATTAGTTCGGGGAGTTCCGGGTTCTATTACTCCTACTCTCCTGACTGTAGGGGCAGGTGCCGATATTACTGGGATTTCCACTGTAGGTGACAACCTTAGCCTTCTATTTTCTACTGGTGCTTCTACTATTACACCTGCTGCCGGGTCTCTATTTTCTCTTGGAAAGAATTCGTCCATAGAGGCACAAGGTCCCGCCACACCTATGTTTTCTGTGTCTTCTGGTGATTTCACTATGTTGCTGGAAGACGGGGCTTCTCTGACTGGTATAAACCCCGTTGTTTCCGTCGCAGCAGGTGCGTTTCAGCTATCTGTCATACTTGATGACGGATCTTCTGTTGCTGCTGACACCATATCAGGGGCTGTGGGTTCTAACGGAACCAGCCTTATAAGAAGCGCCTCAAGCGATATTTCTGTTCCTATACCTCCTGCCTTTGACGGAACTTGGACCAACACCTACCTTACGAGCGCGTTCAACGTAGGTTATAACCCAACAAATCCTCTAGATTGGGCTATAGTACCTGCTACTGTCGGTGAGGCACTTGATCAGCTTGTACTCGGGTCTTCTTCTATCGCTATTTACGATGAAGGAGTTCTAGTCGGGTCCTTTGGTCAGATTAACTTCATAGGTGCTGATGTACTGGCTTTGGATAACTCTCCACAGATCAATGTTTTCATACCTCCTCCTCCATTTCTCTCTCATTGGAACACAGATGACGGGGCAAATGGTGCGGATGGGTTCGCCTCAGAAAGCATAGCAAGGGCCACTGCCCATATCTCAACTCCCGCAGGAGGTGAAGGTTCCCCCTTTAGCACCGGAGGATGGGCTGGTACTGACCAATCTGCCTCCTTGAATACGTCTGTAGTCATCACTTCGGTAGGAGATACTACTGGTTTTGGGGGTGACTCTACAGTTACGGTGACTGTTTACGATGCTGACGGTGTAACTCCCTTACCTGTAGGTGGAACAGTGACCACAGCCCCTATTACTGCTGATGGTCCCTACGGGGCGGGAAGCATAGCCATAGCCATCACTAACTTTGCTCCGGACAACACGAGGTTCAGTGCTCGCCTTACGGTCACGGTGGATGTGGGAGCCATACTCACAGCCAATGGTCGAGCGGGTGGTAGGTACCATATCGAAGTAGTCCATACCCCAGACTCTGTCACGGACGGTTCTGGTCCGTACTCTTTTGTACAGCCTGACGTATTCCTTGATACCAACCCCACTACGCCACTAATTGGAGGAGGTCCTCCTACAATTGTAGAGAACGTGGTTGTTTCCAAGCACCTTTCTGGTCTTGAGTACTACACCCTCACCAGCGTGTTTACTGTAGACGTCAACACCATAAACCAGCTTAATAGAAACACGTCAAGAATAAACTCAAATCTAGTTGTTGTGGGGGCGGAGTATGGGTTGCCTGCTCTAAACCACTCTCCTTTTGGTGCTGGCTTCGGAAACTTTTCTGGATGGACCAACAACCATAACCAGGACAACGTCGACTACACAAATACTGGATGGAGCATAAACGCAGTAAACTACAGGTACCTTGGCCCATCCGGAAACATCAGTGCTACTCCACAGGACACATGGGGTGCAGGTCTTACTCTAGACTCTGCTACTTCTTCCATTCTAGTTGACACTTACGGTGTAACTTCCACTAACTTGTTTGAAGACTTTGATGATGAGAGTCGTAGACAAGATGCCACATTTAATGGTGGTACTTCTCCTGGTAACTGGGTAAGCACTGCTTCCCTCGTTATAGGGGAGGCTCAGGTATGGAACAGTAGGCTTGTGGTTCCTAATACTACCACGTTTGTTAGGTCGGATGGACCCAATTCCCCTAACGCCAACTGGACAGGGTATGTCCCAGACAGTGGAGGACCCAACCCAGATTACTCAGCTCTTGGTGCCCCTGTAGACTACTACAGGACTTTTGTAGACGCTACCGCTCTCAGCCGGTCCAGTTTTCAAATTGTCTTTACCGGAAGCTTTGTGGCTTCGGCCACCGTAGACCTTGCTAATGAAGACTTCAGGATATTTATTAGGCGTAGAGCTTCTTCCGGTGGTGGTGATTTTGGTACCGCCGCCAATCCTCTTCTGCTTCATGGTCCCACCTACAACTTCGCTTCTTTTGATGACGGCGTGACCGACGGTTATATCCGAGAGTCTTCCTCTTCTGGTAACACTGTGAACGGAACTTTCGGTGGTTTCTCCTGTGAGACAGGATTCTTCTTTCACCTTGAGATAGTAAACCCTCTGGTTCAGATAGACAGTATATCTGTAACATTCTTTTGAGAGAATAACATGAGTCACTTCTTCAGTCCGCTTCAGGTATCTAAGTCTAGCGAGTCAGGTTTTGTTCGCTTGTCCATTCGAACCAGTGATGATCGCGTGGATGAGCATACCATTCCAGAAGCCTCTCTTTGGGAGATGGTAGATAAGCAGGAGGATTCTCCTTCTGAGTGGGAAGGCACAGAAGCCCTAAAAGTTAAGTTTTCTCACCCACTTGTTAGCCTGTCTCTAAGAGTAAGTGACACCCATCGTGTTATTTATAGGTTCGACTACAGGCACTTTTCCGTTTTTGTGTCTCACTGTAAGGCGCTGAAGAAGATCTGATATGGGTCAGACCAACCAGGAGAGAATCAACCTAGCTACGAAGACACTGGCAGCAGGCGTTATCGACGCCAATTCTGTTGGTGTATGGTACGAGTCTAGGTTCCCCTTCCAATTCATCCTGGAAGCCGATGCTGTTTGGACTGACATAGGAACTCTTAGGACTCTACCCGCTGCTAACCTTGCTGCTGCACAGGCAAATGCTGCGTTATTCCCCGCTCTTATCGAAGACAGAAGTGCTTTTGCTGCTGCGATAAGACTTACTCCTGTTCCGGGAACCAACTCCAGCACTTTTGTTTCTTACGAGACCTACAACGACCCTTCTACTTGGCTTAGAAACTGGCTTCTTCCTCAGTTGGTTCCACAAGCTAGCGGTGCACCTTCTAACGGTTACTCCATTCGTCTCTACAACGGGGACCCTGATCTTGGTGGGACTATAGTATCAACTACTGATGGTACAACAGGTACCGGCACTGCTAAATCAGTAGGATGGATATTCAACTACGCTTCTGGTCTTCTACTCCTTTCTGACGACTTCTACGCCCTAACAAGCTTAACACCCGCTACGTTCGACCCTTACATCGTAGGGTTTCGCTACGTTGGTAACAGCGTAGCTGCCTCCACTAACTTCATAAACCTATCCGATACGCCCCTGACCTACGTAGGACAGGCTCGACGTCTTGTTTCTGTGAATGCACTTGAGTCTGCGGTTGAATTTGTAGACGGACTCTACCGCTTGGCTGATCTAGCCGCAGCCAATGCAGAGACTGGCTCTCTAGGAAACTTGATTTACGTAGAGAGTCTTCAGACATTCTATGAATACGTAGACAACGGTGCCTTGATTGTAGACAGCACCACCATACTTGATACAGGCGATGGTGGAACTACTCGTTGGCTTGGTGTGGCCGGTCAGTATAGTGTATTTTCTACACCTTCAGACAGAATCTTAGACGCAGACTCTGATACATCCATTACGGTAGAGCTAGCTGCGGACGAGGATGTTATTCGATTTAACCTGGGAGATACTCCCGGTTTTGGGCCTTTTACCGACGTAATTACTTTAGATTCTGCGAATGGTTTTAGGTGGAACCAGAACGCTGATGACCTTGATTTTTCTATCGCCACTACAGGTGTTCCTTCTGCTGTTTACGTAGATTCTGCAAATGACGTAATAGGATTTGGTGCTGTTCCTGTAGCAGGATCTTTTATTCAGGTCACCTCCCCTACAGCAGGTGCTATTTCTATAAATCCCTTTGGAGCCGCAGCAGGAAATACTGGTGAGATTCGTTTTCTTGAGCTTACGGCTAACGGCACTGACTACGTAGGGGTTAAGGCTCCTGACCTAATTGCTGCCCCTGTCATATGGACTCTACCTTCTGCTGACACATCCGGTGCCTTGGTTAGTAATGGACTAGGGACACTTTCATTCCAGGCCCTTTCTTCCATCGCAGATGCGGACGGGGACACCTCTGTCGTTCTTGAACTGGCTGCAGACGACGATGTCATTAGATTTAACCTTGGTGATACTCCTGGATTCGGACCATTCACTAACGTTCTAACGATAGACTCTGCATCCGGATTTCTTTTCAACCAAAACCAGGATGACCTTGACTTGGTGGTTTCCACTACGGGTCTTGCTTCCGCTATTTCTGTAGAT